TTATTCTTCGAATCTATAATAGATATCTATAGCCCCATCTTGCGCAACTTCTATTCGATTAATTAATTTCTGAAATACACTGTGCAGATCTTTCGATTCTTCTAACAAAGCAAACGCGTCTCTAACTTCCTGTTTTTCCTTCATTTGAATTTCGATATTACTCGCTTTCCTTATTTCCATCTCTTTCAACCCAATTTCTTTTTCAATCTTCGCATTACGAAGGGTAAATGTATCTTTATCAATTCTTTCGTCTTCTAAATACAAATCTAATAACCGTTCTCTCTTAAACTTCAAATCATTAATATCTCTTTTAAGCTTTCTTAGTTTTACATGTAGTTGATTATCATCCGAACAAAATTCTTTATCTAACTCCCTTTCTTTCTCTTTCAATTTACTTAGTACTAATACCCTCAAATCCTTATAATGTATCGGCACATGTCTTACACATTCTCGACGTGCTGTAGTTCTGCTCCAATTACAAATCATATATGAATATTCTGTTGCTGTTCCGTTCTTACTTACGTTTATGCTATTTCTTTTACTCATCGCTGTACCACAATGCGCACAAACCGTTATACCTCTTAATTCATTAGTTGTTGATACGCGGCGTTTCTTTTTGAACTTATTAGGATCTTTATCGTTAACCTTATCCCATAATTCATGACTGATTATAGCAGGGTGATGATCTTCAAAAATCACCCACTTCTCTTTGGGATTTATAACTTTCTTCTTCCTGCCATTTACTTTTACTGTCCCATATTTCTGCATTATATAGGTACCTTTGTAAGCCGGGTTTTTAATCATCTTGCATAATGTAGAGAATGTCCAAGGAGCTCCTTTCCTTGTACGTGCCCCCTTATCATTTATAGTGTTCGCAATCTTGATATAACCAAATCCTTGTGCATATAATTCAAATATTTCTCTGACAAGAGCAGCTTCCTCTTCATTGATTGCATATTTACCATCTATAATTTCATAACCATATGGAACAAATCCACCAGTATAACCGCCCCTACGTACTTTTGCAGCTAAAGCCGCTGTTATAGACACAGATAATGTTTTAGGTAACTGAGACGCAAACATCGCATACATTTCAAATTTCATATCATTCTTACCTTCGTAATGACTGTCGTACCCTTCCTCAATCGTTATTAGTCTTACTCCGTGTCCTAATAGTATCTCCTTAATCTCTAGCGCATCCTTTAAGTCACGTGCAAGTCGATGTATAGATTTAAATACAACTGTATCGATTTCTTTTTTTCTAGCTTTTTCTAATACTAACTGTATTGCGTGCCTCTCTAACCAAGCTGTCCCAGATATACCATCATCAAAGTACACAGCATTCTCGTCCCATTCAAAACCATTATTCTCTAACCAATATCTACAAATATCAATCTGATTTTCTACAGAAGAAACCTGTTCGTCCTTGTCACTTGATACACGTACATAAACAGCATATGCCACAATTACCACTCCTTATCTCAGTATCCTAACGTATAGTATATTATGTCTGAATTATATAACTCCACGAGTAAACTGGCAATCTATTACCAAAATGAAAAGACGACTTGCTACAGTCGTCAAAATAAAAATATATAAATCTCAAAAATTTAGGAGGGGGTAAACAATACACAACAACATCTAATAAAAACAAAAAAGAAAAAGAACCCCCTCTATAAAAAATATACCTTATATATATAATATAAATTATATAACTTATAAATATATATTATATATAGAGTATATTATTAGTTGTAATATATAAGTATTATTACTATAGGGTTCTAATGTTTTTAGTTTACATCCTCCTCTGTAATATCATCTCCCCACATACCATAATCATATGGAAACTCATTCGCCATGTACTCGTCATGACATTCCTCATGAAAGATACCATATTCAAAATTGTTCTTTACCCATTCTCCTTTTTCTAGTGTACGTTTACACCACTCGCAAATCGTTCTTCCTTTTGGAGTTATATATTCACCGTTAACTTTGATGGAAGTCATATAATTTCCCTCCCTATTTTTAATTAGGCCAACAAACAATTTTTTACTCTTTTCAGGCTGTAAGTTCATTAACTTTATAATCTTTTCAGCGCTATCCGGATCAGGAGCATTAATAATATTATTTCTCCACATCCATCTTTTACTGTCTATTTTACTTTGATAAACTGCACCACTTTCTCCGTTAATCCATAGCCGGTTATTACACCCTAAAATGTTCACACGAGTCCAGTACTTTTTCATCATGAAACACCTGGTATCACATAAACTTTCGCGTACACATCATTCTTAACTGCAAGTTGCTCCAACTTTTCTTGTCGATATTCGGTCACCGTAAAGAAATGGATAAGTGGTACGTTCCCATTGTATTTATTTTTGTAATATAACGAAAATTCCCTGTACCTGCTCATTTTTTCAGCGTTCACATTCATCATTTGCGTACGATCTATTTCTACAGCATTTAGTGTTCCTTCTTCATCCCGAAACTTCACATCAGGAATAATTGTCTTCTTTTTATCATTTACTTTATAACGTATAGGTGTTTCTATCTGCCAGTCGTCGGGACAAAACAGATAGAGCCACGCTTCATTTCTCATAAGGCTGTGAGCTAATCGACTATTTGGTACAATCTTTTCTGTATCGTCGAACAGTTCACGGCCCTTTTTATTTAAATAGTACACGTACTCTTTTTGGTACACTGTGTTATTGACATAGGAACTGAGGTCTTTTAGAATTCGATTTGCATTACGTATGCCACCCATATCATGAATGGCCATTAGATGCCTACGAGTTGCGAATTTCAGCTTTCTAATCGAGGTCAGAATCGTCATCTGACGGTTGATTTTGATATGTGTCTGGATGTTCATCTTTCTTCACCTCGTATTGTTTTAGATGTTTCCACATCTGCTTATCACTAATAAAAGGTACCTGTAGTTCTGTTAATCGATCTGTTTTATAAATAGCCCTACCAGGTAACGATGGTAATGTTTCTAACCCCGATTCATCAAGAACAACCTCAGAAGCCTTGTATGTCGGTAATCTGAATCCTAACTTTGCATCAGACATTTGCTTTACTACTGATGGGATTGAAGTAACCGTAGGATACTGTGTAGCCAGAATCAAACGAAAACCCAAGCCGCCCGATACGGTTGCTATATAACTAAGCATGTACTGGCACTCTTCCCGAACCTTATTAACATCACGCGGTAACCCTTTTGCTGGGGCAAGCACAGCACCCTCGTCAACAATAACGAAATACCGATCTCTTTCTTTTGTTTCAACTATATTCTTGTATCCATTACCCTTCATGAATTTTCCGCGCTCTTCAATTTTTTTCATAATTTTATTTAGTACATGGTGTGCTTTTTCTACAGAGTCAGCTACTTCCACTACTTGTTTCAAACTACTGAACTCACTAAATTCCAGTCCCTTTTCTTTTAAATCGATTAAATAAACATGAGCATTTTCAGGGTTCGCTTCAATCAAGGTCGTAAGTAGCACTTTCATAAATACAGTTTTCCCCATTCGTGTGAGACCACCTAGTACCATATGAGGCGTTTTATCAAAGTCGTGATAAATTAGCTTCTCTAGGCTTTGCCCCATTGGTACTTGCCATTCTCCTTTTTTTACTAACTCCTCATTCCAATTCCATTTTTCCGGTATACGTTTACTGAATACACGAATCATTATCTTGTAATTATCGTATTTGATACGTACAGGTTTGTTTAATCCCTCTGAAACAACATCCTCAACCTTTTGTATTAATTTCGAGGGCATCCCTAACGGAAGTTTATATACATAAGTCGTACTACGATCATCTTCTTTTCTTTCGAGAAAAACTGGATAATGTAATTTCTCATCCTTCCTAATCGCAATTCCACTTACTTCAAAGAATACTTGTATCTTCTTTCTGTCATCCTCTTTACCTTTTAATCTATCGTTTACCAAAGCGTATCCCAGCGAAACTGCAGGTATTAATAACAATTCAAGCATAGGGGTTCACTCCTTATATATCCTTATAGGATATAGTTGCTCTTTACTGGAAGATTTACGTACAAGTTATTTTTCTTATATAGCAAAATGTCCTATGATTCTAGGCTCCATTCCTTCAGAGAAACACCATTAGCACATAACGTAGAAGATACAGAAACGAGCCGGTGAGAGTTGTATACATCGTCATACGTGGAAGCCAATGTGGAACATTCATCCCCATTTTCTCAGCTGCCTTTATCGCCACTACAGACAATCCAGTCGCTGTCCAAATTACTACCGCCTCTCCTGCAAGTGTCATAGCGAATCCCTCTTTCTTTTCAGTTGTAATCTCTTTGCTTTTAAAATTGGTTGGTACTGAACAATAACTTCCTCCCACTCAAGGATCTCTTCCTCATCCTCATATAAGTCATCCATGATTTCATTAGACAAACTGTAATAACCTCGATATGCTTTATTGTCAAACACCTCATGTCTTTCCATATGCTTTACGATTGCATTCGCCTCACCTTTCCCTCTAGAATCCTTATACATGCTTTTCAGCTCTTTTGACGAATACAAGTACGGAGTGTCATTTAAGTAATCATATTGCCATCTCATTATTCATCCCTCCATCGTTTACAATCATCTAAATACGCATCAATCCTTTTCTGGATCCCTATCTCGTTATACGGTCCATAAGGCTCCTCTTCCCCCAATAAATCCACAATATCGATATAGTTAGGATGTTGTAGCATATCGTGCTTTGCAATGTGATCGTACACACAACGTACTTCATTTTTGTCGTCCGCTTCTGTGTACATGTTGTAAAGCGTTTGGGATGGATATAGCTGCATACGATTTAAATACTTATATCCAGGTCTCATCGTTCCTCACCTTTCCCCTCTTGATGTCCTTAGTTCCACTTGGTATTCCTCGTGGTCTTAATATAGGTATATGACCTGGAGAATTATTTTTGCACGTCCACACCAATTTTTTTCTTTCTAGCTTGTACTTTTTATAAAGGAGTTTATTTCTGTATATAGAAAGTAAATTCTTGAGGTGAGCGTATATGAAGTTTAAATGTAGACTCAAGGTAATCTTTGCAGAGCTTGATATTAAACAGAGTGATTTTGCAAAACGTATCGGAGTTGACGACTCTACCCTTAGTGCAATTGTTCGTAATCGTACTAAACCTCGATTCGATACAGCCTATTTAATTTGTAAGGAACTCGGTAAGCCAATCGAGGAGATCTGGACCATCGAGGAGTAATTCCTCCCCCTCCAGTCTTAATAAGTTTTTTATCTTTATTTTGCTTTTTACACTTGACTTTGACGGTCGGCAGACAATCATGGGATGAGGGTACAGGACAACGGCTAGGGCAGAGAATGACTACCTTACAACGCTTCAAAAAATAAAAGCGTCGTAAAGTAGACGTTCTGTCAATCATGGTCTATCGGGTTAAGGAATCCGTATAGTAACACCCTGTTTAAACGCTGTAATTTCTTACACAGCTGACTTTTTACAGATAAAGCTTGTCCTATCTGCAGAAAGAATCAGGAAAGGAAATGCACTACTGGCGTATCCTTAATTACTCGTAACCTATAATTCTTTCATTATCAGCTGCTACCCGTGCCGTAACACGCCAAGCAACCGCCGTACCGTTAACGGCCGTACTCGCCTAGACTCCTAACAACGTAAACAAGGAAACGTTATTCGTTAGGACGCTTAACTTTCTGACATTGGCTTAGCTAACCTGTTCAAGTTTAACGAGTGTTAGGTCATTCCTCGTGTGAATCTCCTTCCTTAGTTACCTAAAAAAGACAATAGGAAACTAGACCTCGTGTATATCTATTTTTTAGAATGAAGATATTCACGAGGCTGGAGGTTGTCCGATATTTAGTTAAAGAAAGAGCCTATAGCACGTGAGCTATAAGCATATTGATAATTAAAAGAACAGAAGCTACAGTATAAAAACCATAAAACCAAATACAATCAGATTTAGTTTCTAAACCGAAGTACTCGCTTATTTTTTGCATCTATACCGCTCCCCCTTCACATTTATACAAGAGTACGACTCTACAAGTAAAACTTTATTAGTATCAATATATAACTCTAGGAGTCATACGTCAATAGTGTTCCGAAAAAAGTTTTACTTTAATATGTAAATTGTGTAAAATGTAAAGTAATAAATGATCGGAATGAACGGAGGTGTTACCATGAGTTCTATGGTATTCACTTTAGGAGAAACGATGGAGGAAATCGGGATTACGAAGAATAAATTAGCAGTAGAGTCAAAAGTACGTCCAGCCACTATTAGTAATCTAGTGAATGGTGAAGTTGGTCTTGTACGTATCGATACATTACAGTCCATCTTAGATGCTTTAAATCAATTAGCTGCAGAAAATAACATCGATAAAACATACCGTATCGAAGACGTTGTACAGTACATAAAATAAATGTACTGTTTTTGTTTATAGAAATATTTCGCAATACTCTGATATACTGAACTAGAATTGGTAAAGGAGGAGAAATATGGAGACAAAAACAACTGCAGACGGTAATACGTTCATTATTGAAGTGGATCAAAAAAAGAGTTCTGGTAAAGAAAAATTCGGCCGTAAAACTTCATTGGTTTTCGGCATTTTTGGTATCATTTTTTCTGTTATTTTAGGTATCACTATAGTTGGGTTACTCTTCGCAATTCCGCTTTTTCTCTTTTCGTTAGGCTTTATATATGCAGCTTTTGAAAAGCAAGAGGTACAATGTCCTAACTGTAATCACAAGCGTAGGATTTCTAAAGGGACTGGTTATTTTGATTGTGGGAGTTGCAAGAAACGTACTTTAGTAGAATGGAAGAATGAAAACAAGCCTTCTAATTAGAAGGCTTGTTTTTGTATAAATCTTCAGCTTTTGATAATGCTTCTAAAGCACTACTTGGCGGGGTGAAGAACATATCTAAGTCTTCCTTACTAATAAAATGTTTTGAAGCTTGTATGATAAAATCTCCGTATGCGGGTTCAATATCGAATTTGTATTTATTTGTTTCTACAGTTTCAATATCTTTAATTTTACAATTTAGTAGAGCTGTCGCACTAAATAAATTAAACGTAGCTCCATACAATGTAACAATTTCGGTATTCTTGTACTGGAATGCCATACCGTTACCGTGTAAAAACTCACTTTTATTTAGCGTTTCCTCTGTTGTAGTGGTAAAACTTGCAATCTCTACTGGTTTTTTATAAGGCGTGTCCTCAATCAAACATGTATATAATTGATCAACAAGAAGTAATCCTTCTTTATCAATCTCCACTTGCGGATTAAATTTCATCTGTAACTTTTTACTAATGGCCAATACTTTTTCCCAATAGTGTAATGCGTCATCAATAGATCTTTTTTCATCTACTTCATTCATTATAGGTGTTTGAATTTCACCAGCTAACTTTATTTTCCCGTTCAAGAATCCTATGTATAGCTTTATCATTTCTATAATTTCTTCGATATCAGCAGCTTTTGAAAACGTCAAATTAATATTAAATTTCACATCGCGAGCTTCTTCATCAATTGTTAAAATGATTTCAAGCGGACCAGGATCTACAGTTTTAAATAAACTTTTTTTCATATCTGCTAATGGTTGTCTCTTCACATGAAAAACTTTAGTTATTCCCATTTCTTCATAGGTAACTTCTAATGGATTTGGTTCAGGAAACGGCTCTGGCACTATCTCAAATTTAGTTTCACCAGGTATGATTTTTTTTGACTGGAATGGCTTTTTTACTAATTCTGTTATTGGTTTCGTTTCTCCATTTATTTTTATATTTTCTCCATCAGTTTGCACTTTTTGTTGTGTACGATATAAAAATTCTTGCAGCTCATCTGGAGAATTAAGTTTTAATCCATTAGGTATTTTCATCTTTAAATTTGAAAACGTTAGTTTGAGTTCAGAACCTTCTTCAGGAACAGCTTGTATATGCTGTTCATCTAGAGGAACATATTTTAACCCTCTAGGTAGATCTTTACTTAATGTGTCCAAAACAGCCTGTGGTATTTGGGTATATTTACTCTCATCCTTTTTAAACGCTTGCTTAAAATTTGAAAACATAAAATCACCAATCCTTTACAATATTTTCCCAGACAATTATCTTAGAAATTAACAACATCTTCTCAAAACTATCAATGTTCAATTCTTCTATTATAAAATGAATTAGCAACTCTCGATATCGCTCATCTTTTACTATCAAATGTTTGATATCTCTGTATTCAAAATTCAAGCAAAACTCTGGATTTTTTCCTATTGCATCTGAGTAACTTAAGCGCGCTTCCGGCGACATATGATCTGCAGGGATTAATAGCGTTAAATCCTCTTGCGTACTTAAATCTGGAATATAGCGCCATTCCCGTTCATCATGAAAATTATGTTTGGACAAATCATCGTCCTCATCTGAGTTCCTCATCATTCCTTCTAGAGGCTTTAAATATAATAAATTAGTTAAAAGAAAGTTTTGATACTCTGTCAATACATCGTCGCTTTCATTCATACTTCTCAATGATTTTGTAAATAGTTCAGCAAATTCCTTATGATATGGCGAATTAATATTTATGTATTGAATAGGCTGCACACCAGCATTGATTCCCCAGATTTTTTCTAATCCTATACCAAAGCCTCCATATTTTATCATATGGGGATTAAGGCGCTTTAAGTGTATATCACAAAAACATGTCATGGGAAAACAAATCGTCTTTTCATCCCCTAACCCATAGACCTCAATGTTTTCGTCATTATATCTTGGAGAAAATGCCTTTCTTTTTAATATTTCAGTTAGCCACTCAAACTTCTTTGTAAAATTAAATAATGTATTAGCGCTCTGTTTAGACGATAAATCATTTTCAGGTATTTCCTCATCTACTTTTTCAGGAGGATCAATTTCCATCATTTTATTTACAGCGTCTATTTCCGTTATTTGACCACCCATTAGTACAATCCACTCCCCTATCACAAAAATTTATATAGACAAAATCATAACATACACAATAAGCAACATTAATCTAGTTCATCCTCATTCACAAGATACTCTTTCCAATCTGTAAAACTCTTAAAAACAATACGATTACCGTGTTTATTTCTTTGATATCGAGCTTGTTTTTTTGTAGGTTTATCTATAAAATCCCAATGACGATTTCCCTCTTTTGTTATTGCGTAATATATGCCATCTCTTTCTTCAATGAATTCTATAGCTTCATTAAACGTATATGGACGTGCATATTCACTTCCCATTTTAACTATAAAGTAAGGCTCATAAGGATATGGACCATACTGACGCCCTTTTGAAATTTGTAAGGCTAATTCAATCTTCCTAGCTCCATGTTCATCAAAAAACGCTCTAAAATCTTGAACTCTTTGTTCTGTAAGATACTTAAGCTCTTCCTCGGTTATATAATTAATTATTTTTTTCTCTTCATCCGTAAATCTATCCAATGATTCTAAAGGCGTTAACGCTGTAAATCCATATTTCGCAACGATAGACGACAACATTGTATCCTTATCACTTTCATTTGCTGCAGACTCTTTTACGACGTTACCTTCATCATCTAAATCCTGAATAATAATACGTTTATTCTTTAACTCATCCGGAATGTTATTAGGATTAATTTCTATATAACCTTTATTTGACGCATATGATATTAGAGCCATTTATTCTACACCTCTTCCTTTATATTCCTTTTCATGATACCAGAATATAAATGTATGTGTACAAAAAAAGAAAGCAGACCCCATTTAAGGGATCTGCTTTAGCTTACTTTCACGTATGTTGGACTTGCTGTAGTATCAAACTATTCTTTTGTAGAAAGTCACTTTACATATACATTGTTATCTTGTCTATTCTGCAATTCTAACAAATATAAAAAAATGATAATTAATTATTAAAATTAAATATTTACATTTAATAGAATTGTTTGTAAAATAATAATTGTAAAAAATTACATAGGAAAGGGATGGAAAAGATGTTAAAAAAACTTAAAAAAATTATGGTAGTTGTTGCTGCTGCTGTTATGTTATCTGCTGGCTTTGCGACAATTGCACCAAAGGAAGCATCTGCACATTGGGCGGATGGAGCTATGGACTGGGGGCTACGAAATGGCTATATCACCGCTGACTTAAGAGATAATTATGCTACCCGACAAGATACTTGGCTGATTATAACACGTGTCGCTAATGACCTTTCAGGTGGATCAAGTTACGCAGCATCACGTAATTACGTAATGAACAGAAAAATATCAGATGGATCAAACCCTCAAGCATATGTTACACGTGAGCAGGTATACACAATGTTGTATAGAGTTGCTTATCCAAACGCATACGGAACTATGGAAGATCATAAAGCATTAGGTTGGGCAGTCAAAAATAGGATTACCACCGACGGGAGACGTGCTGATTTCGCTACAAGAGCTGAAGTTATGACGATGATAAGACAAGCTTGGTATATTGGTGCAATCTAATAATTAAATTGTACGAAATCTCAGGTGTTAAAAACATTTAGAGGAAGGAATGGAAAAAATGCTAAAAAAACTTAAAAAGTTCATGTTTGTTGTTGCTGCCGCCGTTATGTTCTCTGCTGGATTTGCAACAATTGCACCGAAGGAAGCTTCTGCACATTGGGCTGACGGAGCTATGGATTGGGGACTACGCAATGGTTACATTACTGCTGATTTACGAGATAATTATGCTACCCGACAAGATACTTGGCTAATCCTAACACGTATTGCCACTGATCATTCCGGAGGCTCCACCTATGATTCCGCGCGTAAGTATGTGATGAAATATAAAATCTCAGATGGTAGCAACCCTCAAAACTATGTTACTCGTTTTCAAGTAGTACAAATGCTACATAGACATACGTATAAATCCATTCATTTCGCAAGTGCGGATTATCAAGCACTCGAGTGGGCAGTTAATAAGGGGATATACGATGGTACACGAAATAGCGATCCTGCTACAAGAGCTGAGGTTATGACTATGATGAGGCAAGCCTGGCTTGTAGGTGCACTCTAATAATTAAATCAATGGAAACAATGAACTAAACAAATGCCGCCCAATTAAGGGTGGCATTTGTTTTATCAAACTATTCTTTTATAAGAAATAACATCATACAAAATTCCATTTTCTTGTCAACTTCACAAAATATGACTAAAAGAATATCGTAAATTCAAATATATCTATTTACTTCTAAAACCAAATATTGTAATATAATGTATGTTATAAACACATAGGGAAAGGAATGGAAAAGATGTTAAAAAAAATTAAAAAATTTATGGTCGTTGCTGCTGCAGCTGTTATGTTATCTGCTGGCTTTGCAACAGTAGCACCCAAGGAAGCCTCTGCACATTGGGCAGATACTCAAATGAATTGGGCTTTCAACAAAGGCATTATTACTGCTGATTTAAGAGACGGCCTTGCAACTCGTCAGGATGTTTGGATAATGATTGCACGTTGGGATAAAAATTACGTTGGAAATTATGAGCAAGCGCGTCAGTATGTAGTGCGAAACGGTATTTCTGATGGTACTCGTGGAACTAACTGGGCGACTCGTAATGAAACCGTTGCTATGTTGTATAACTACTTCTACGGTAATGGTGGTTGGACTCCCAATAAAGGCTTTAAAGATGCATTTACTTGGGGACGTACTGTAGGTGTCTATGATGGTAGCCGTGGAAATGATGCTGCTACAAGAGCTGAAGTTGTTACTATGATGTATAACACACATTCGAATCGATAAGAAAATATAAGAAAGAGGAGTTTCCCACAATTGGGTAATCCCTCTTTCACTAACTTCCCATATACATAGGATTCATTTTTTCTATGCATATATAATGAACTAATATAATTTATAGAACCATCTGCTGAATATTAGATTTTATAAACAAAATAAGGGGAGGAATGGAAAAGATGTTAAAAAAAATTAAAAAGTTTATGGTCGTTGCTGCTGCAGCTATTATGCTATCTGTAGGATTTGCAGCAACTGCACCAAATGAAGCTCATGCAGCACATTGGGCTGATAAACAGATGAATTGGGCTATGAACAGAGGTTATATCACGGCAGACCTAAGAGATAATCTAGCTACTAGACAGGACGCATGGTTAATTCTAACGCGCGCAATAAAGGGACAAGGTGGATATGACTATAACTATGCACGCCAATTTTTAGGGTATCGTGATGTTACAGATGGTACAAGAGGCACTAACTGGGTTACTCGTGATGAAATGGCTGGAATGTTGTATCAAAACAGACTAAAAAGTCCAGCATGGAGTCCTGAGACTGGATTCTACAACTCAAATAATTGGGCAAAATCAACTGGTATCTTTGATGGTACTCGCGGAAATGATTTTGCCACAAGAGCTGAAGTTATTAGTATGATATATAATGCATGGTTAACTGGTAGACTAACAAGAGTTTAATAAAAATATTTTTATTAAAAAGAGAACTATTCTAAATGAGTAGTCCTCTTTTTTGTTCTACTAATGTATACTTACATATTTCTCACTAGATGTAATGTAAAATGTATGTCCTCTCGAATTATGCACTTTGTATTGCAATGAACCATTAACACTTACTTTCGCATCAATAGTAAATCCTAAACCTGCATCTACAGAGCCAGCAACATCTTTATCTTGCCAAGATGGTGCATCATAGAAACGTAGATTGTTAACTTTAGATACAACGCGTTTCCCTACAATAGATGAATCCACTGTACTCTTCTTACTAAACTTCACATAAGATGGATCAGTCTTAATCCACTGATCCCCACCAAGATTTAACCAACCATCCTTTTCAGCCCACACAATATAAGATTCTGGTTTGTTTAACTGACGAATCTTAGAATAGCTTGTACCTGGCCCTTTACGTAAGTTAACGTTGTAACCTTCAATATAAGCAATCCCATCTGTTACCGCTGTCGGTACTTCCGCTGGTTTAGATGACTTCTCTGGAACAGAAACATCCACGCTAGAGTTATTGTATGCTTGTTGTACGTCTGCTCTAAATTGAGCTTCTGAAACGCCATGAGACTTTAAGTAATCAATTGGATCTTCATGATCAGTACCGCCGAGATAATGTGTTACATCACTATGCGTCCATAATCCTTTTTCTACAGATAACCCACGGTCACGTAAGATTTTAGCTAGTAATTTAACATATTTATCATAGCTGCGTTTGAATTTTGTATAGTCCGCTGTTTCGCATAACTCTACATGTACAAATCGTTTATTCGCAGCAGGTCCACCTCCATAAGCAATGTACTTTGTATCAGCAATTTGGATTGTTTCATTCCAATCAACTGCATAATGAACGAATGCTTTTCTCCATGTACGAGCCTCGTATTTTTGGATATTAATAGCTGGAGCTTCTGGAGTTGCTGTAGAATGTGCTACAACTCCCTCATAAGCACCTACACCATTACGGTATGATTGTTTGGGTAAATCTGGAATAATAAGCGTTCTATCAGCAAAAGCACTTGTAGCAAAAGAACCAGCAAGTACTAGAATCATAAGGAACGAGGTAATATATTTCATTGTCTTTTTCATTTAGCATCAACATCCTTTTTCATAATTTTTGTGTGGTCAAATAATCCACTTGCTGACAGTCCGATGATGATTCCTTGAAATACATTTGTTTTGATATCTCCGCCCAAAAATAAAACGCCTAGCACAATGCCAAGCGTTACATTTAATAACGGAACATATTTTGTTTGTAATCCAATTGTTTTTACAATCTGCGAAAGACCCACTACAATTCCGGTCATTACAGTAATTTCAACCATTACATACCACCTTCTTTCAAGAAGAAAGTGAGAGCTGCCCCTACAATTCCACCGACAATAAGTCGTAAAATCCAGGTAGTATTTGCACTGATTTTATCTAGTTGCTTGTTGATATTATCAATATCTTTCTCGTTACCTGTTGTACGCATTTCCAAACTTTTAATCTCTACCCTTATTTCCTTAATTTCTTGCTTGATTTCTTGAACATCGGTTCTTACCTCTTGTAACCCTTCCATATTGATCACCTCATTTCAAAATAAAAAGAGAGACATCTATTTGTCCCTCTTTTCTTATAAAAGTCGTATTTTGTTCAAAATAAAAAGCCCACTATTGTGCGCTATCCGTAATTAAATCTGCTCTTCCGTTTTCAGTTAAATATTTATCAATTCTTTCTTTATATGCCCCTAGTTTTGTAATAACAGCAATATACGTAAAAACTCCATCAATCACTCGTTGCGCCATGTACTCAGCCATTTTTCTACAGCTCCTTTTTAAAAGCGTTATTACCCATTATTAAATCGTCCAAAGCCTTTTCTGTTAGTGCCAATTTCTTTTTAAACTGTTCTAACTCTGATGGTTCTTGTGGTTTCGGTTTATTCATTTCTTCTAGCTCTTCCTCTGTAATGGTTTCAAGCCATTTTTCGCCATCCCATACAGGTTTCCAGTTCGGAACAGGTAAAGGTATCTCCGTGTAAGGGTAGTCAGGATATTCATAAATCTCTGTATAACCATCGGACACTTCTTCTTGATAACTTAATTCAACTGATTTGTACTGTAACTTTTTTTGCTCAACTTCTTTTTCTTGATAAATTTCATCTGTATCAAGGTATCTATGAGTAGTTTTTACCGTTATGATTTCTGGTATATCAAATGGTCGTTTTGTTTCTTCCAGTTTGTTTAAAGATTTAAAAACTGGAGATATCATTTTTGTTTCTGTAAAAGCGCCCGTTTCTTTATCATATAAATATAAAGTTTTCATGTTAAAATCTCCTATTCTTTTAGATGATGTATGTGAGTGTGAATGACCAGTATTTCAAAGGATTTGTCCCTTCCGCTATCCACTCACAATGGACTGATCCGTCTGCGCGAATTGTAACAAATCCTGTGTTCGTATCTAAGTTATTTAAAACATACGTTTCCGAAAACGTTAAATCTCCTACAGGTCGGAAATTCGCTGGAATGGAAGCTATTATGTGATTGTTCTTCACTCCTATAACATTCATATTAAGGCAAACTGTATTCCCCGTTCGTGTTATTTGGGATGTTTTACCAGATTGATTTGTTACACCGTTTATTAGTGTTAGGTTTGTCCAATCGGTGTCTTTATCTTTTGTAGCAAGCTCCCTTACTGCCGATTCTCCTGTCGTACGCAGGAAAGCCTTCCCTGTTGGCGTCATGATTTGGAGTCCATAATCAACGGTGCTCCCTGCATTGTAAAGTATCCTAGCAGATTTACTCCCATCTGGAACAGTTAAATTTATGGCAGGGCTATTTTTTTGAACAGTTAGATCCCCTGTCATTGTGTCCCCTGTTTTCTTTAGGAGGTTTGTGCTACCAGGAACATTAAATTCCTTAGTGTTTTTATTGTAAGAGAAAATCATCCCTAACCCTGTAGCATATGCTCTCCACAACCCAGCATTATCGAGACCGACATATACGTCAGAACTTCCTCCTGTCGTCCATCTAAGATCTCTTGTAACGGTATTATCTGTTCTATCTAAGGAGAGGTTTCCCGTCATAGTTCCACCAGACCTTTTTACAACGTCTGCATTATCGACTGCTATTTGCAAAGCATCTATCTGTTTTTTGAGCTTATCAAACTCTGCAATATAGTTTTCTATTTGGATAGAACCTTCTTTCACATCGCTTCCTAACACAATCTTTAAATCTTGTGTGGTAAAACGTTCTTCACCTTTTTCAAAAGCGAAATAGGCTAACCATAGTGACGAAGTTGAAACAGCTTCTTTCGAAAAGATATATTCAAAGATACCTTTTGCTGCATCAACAACTTTTGCATCCACACGAACGAAATTACCTGATTGACCTGCCGCTTCATATTTCACCGCATAGCCCGTTAAATCAACGGGTTTCCCGTACTCCCTAAGATAAACCGTTAACTTCAATCCGTTTTTGTCGTTTTGACGTGAATAAATTGTTTTGGCTAGTGAAGGGCTAGATAAATCAATTATGATCGTCTCGTTTCTCATTTATCTCACCTTCTTTCTGTTGTGTCGTTATTGCTTGTATTTGTGCTTTTAACGCTATATTGTCAGCGGTTAATCGAAATATTTCTTCCATCGCAATCTGTAAGATAAGTTTATCTTTGTTCATTATTTCACCTTACTTTCTAACGCCGATAATCTGCTCCGTACTTCATCAGCAAATGTATCTAAATTTCTACTAATGGTATTGTCGCGTCCTATAGATTCATCATTTACCCTATCAAGGTCTTTCCTTATAGCATTGTCACGATCGACAGATTCTTTATTCACACGATCCATCGTATTTCGGACACTGTCAAAAGCTCCGTCTACCACTTTTACACGTGCTTCAAAAACTCCCCTATTCGTAAAATCACTGAAGGCTACTCCATTCCATTTACTCGCCCACATTTCAGCCCATGTCCAAGTAGTCGTTCCGAGTGATCCTGTACCAGACTTCTTAGGCGCAAAAATAGCACCCTGATGACCACCAATATTATCAATCGTCCAAGATGTCCCTTGTAATTGCGAATTTACATAAGATGATGGTGTAAAGTTAATTGGTCTTGCAAAATCGCACCATCCAAAGAATTTACCATAGGCATGAGATTCGAAGAATGGGGCATTTATTGCAACATTACCCGATTCGCCATCCACAAAGATGTTATTACCGACTGAACCATCTGAGTTACGGACCCCAATAGATAAAGATGCTTTCGGGTTTCTAATACGTTCAATTGTCCAGTACGTGATTTCTCGTCCATCCGGGCCAATCGCTTGCGAAATTGTAGAAGCTGGTGATCCGGATAAACTGTAAAATTCAATTGAAGATTCTTCTAAATTGATACCAAATCGATTGTTAATAGCCTTCATGATACCCGCTCGTATGTTATTAGCGCTAAGGTGACCGACGAACCCTGCATCCGCTACTAAACCTTCGTAAGTGAGAGCGTTTTTGAACGTGTAACCTCCATCTCGACTTATACCGATTCCTGCACTGTTAAACGCCACTACGTTATTAGGATTCTTAGGATCAATAGCAAGAATCCCATTTTCGAACTTCAGCGCTGTTTCTGCTGACTTGATTGCTGCAGAAGCACGTTTCACACCATCGTCCAAAACGTTATATTTCACTTTCCCGTTATCATCAATAATTTCAGAAAGTGATTTATCGATTGCCGACGTAATGGCATCTGAAAAATCTTGTTTTATATTCGATAAGGTAACTTTTGTCCTAATCAGTTCTAAGTTTTCATCATACTCTTCTTCAATCGCTACAATACGTGTCTCTACATCAACAGTCATCGGCTCATAGATAAGAAAAACACGATCACCTTCGTTTGGTACGATATACGGGTATCCAGCTTTTCTTAAATCTACGAAATCAATCGTGATACTTATAAGTGGCGTATCTTGTAGATCGTTTCGAATTCGCTCATCTAATCCAGAAACAGTTGTAAATCGGTCATCGTCTACAAACGGCGCGTCTATTTTTCCGAAGATTTTTATGTTCGGACTTGTATATTCGCGCATTAAGCCGTCCTTACCGTACCCTCGAATATAAGTTGCTAGATTCGTAGTATCGACAATTCGTTCAAACGTCTTTATATTAAAGTTGTATCTGAATTGAAAGTCTGTATCTTCCCCAATTTGAGTACGAAAAGTAACCAAATTCCCTTTTACAGTCATCTCTGCTTTATAACGCTTCAATGCTTTCTGTAGTAACGCTAGCCTATTCTCACCACCAAAATTCTCCCAACTTTTTGCGTAAAATGCATCAATTACAGCTGTTTTATAACCTGTTCCTTCAAATACAAAGTCTAGAGCTGACTGAAAAGTCATGCTACCTGAATATTTTTCGTACTTCTGTTTTCCTTTTAAATCTACATAGAATTTATGAATAGCTTCTGCTTGCTTATAAAACTTACGTCCCATGTTCCTTTCTTTTAAGAGCTTTATTACATACTCCTCGTCTTCAAATTCAATTACACTCTCTTCTTTTGTTATAGGGAATGCAACTTGATTTTCTTTATAAGGAAAAAGAGAGAAACTTAATGTCCTCTCTCCATTTACTAAACGCTTACGGGTGAAGCCTTTAAAACCTACTAATGGCTCAGAATTACCCGTAAGATCAGTAACCATTAACATAACTGTCACCCGCCTTTATCTATAATAAAAATCAAAACCAAACTGTATCTCAAAAGGAACTGTAGTGCCTGATAGCTGAAATTCATTCCAACCTGGAGCTAACGTAATAAGTTTTCTATTTGTATCTCTGAAAATACTCAGGCTGTTTTTTGTACTTCGTACACCAGATAGTAAAATCACATCATTTGCGGATGTTGTTTTGTTATATGACCATATATCACCAGTTGTCATGTTTTTAATTGCTAAATTATTCGACGCACCTTTGTACCTGATTTCGAAGTTCATATACCTTGGGTTCACGTGCACATTCCCAGCATTCAGAACCTTAAAATACGACGTGTTGTGTACATACTTAAGTTCATTCTCCCAGTTCAATCCCATCCCGTAATAAGCAGCATCCTGCGCGTATGTTTCGAAGTCTGGCATTATTGTGTTTAAAGTTGAAATTGCATATGGAAAATTCGCAACAAATTCTACATCAAAAAAACCGTAAAAACTTTGTTGATCCAGTCCATAAGAGTTATTGCACTTTACTAGCCATCGTTTGTAAGGAACCCTTGTATCAGTTATATAAAACTCTTCTTCACTTTGGAATATATGAAATATGTCATCCCGCTCTCTCGCGTATGTTTCCATACTTTGCGCTTTCAAATAAAAAGAGCAGTCGATTTTTCGTACGTCATCAGTCGTACCTAAATCAACTGCTCCTGGTCTTCCTTCTACAGAATCGGTTTCATGTTTATACGAAGGGGCCGACACTAAAAAATCTCTTGTTGTAATACCAAGTTCCTCGAGATCATAACGTGTGCCGTCTAACCTTTCAACAATTGTATTCATTATGGTCACCCCTTCATATAAGATTTGATAGTAAATTTATCTTTTTGCATATCGTCAATGTACTCCTCTGATGCTCTTGCAAATTCGTAACCGTCCATTATCATTACATTTTCTATAGTTAGATTACGGGATTCTTGTGCGGCCGAACTATTTAACCCGTCTCTTGATTTACTTCCTTCGTTGACCAGTCGATACGTTAATTCGTTAGCTGGTCCGACTTGTAATCTACGTCTTGCTAAACTATTAACCTCTGCTTTTGTTAGCCCTTCAAATCGTTCCATCTGTTTACCAATATCTCGTACAGCATCACGAATAGAATCTGGAATATGTGTAATCCAATCGTTCAACTCGTCACCATGTTCCAAAATACCATTAAAGTAATTAGCGATCGGATTATCTCCAGAAAATTGGAACAAATCCGCAGGCATAATCGTTTCATAATTAGGCATCGCCGCTGTCGCCATAGTTTCAGTTGCTTTACCAACAGCTCCAACCATACTATCCAATCCATTCACTAAACCCTGGCCGATATATTTACCATAAGAACGGAAAACACGTGATGGTGAAAAAATCGATAGCAAACTTGTAAACTTGTCTTTGATACCGTCGCCGATTTCCGTTATTTTACCCCAGATTTTACCTGCCATAGAGCTTATACCATCTAAAAGCCCTTGCATTATATTACGACCAATATCTCCTAAATTGATTCCACTTAAGAATGATGTCACATTATTAAATATTTGAGTCACCGTATTATAGATTGCATTTAGGATACTAGACGTTGCTGATTTAGCCGCGTTCCAAATCGAAGAAATAATGCTACCTGCTGCAGACATCGTTGATGAAATGACCGAACCTATACCTGAAAAAATTGAACTTACTAGAGAACCTATTGCTGATAGAACACTAGAGAAAACCGATTTCACCAAATTTAATCCTGAAGTCACGACCGCTTTTATTAAATTTATAGCTCCTTGTATTATGTTTCCGATTAGTGACATCACATTCGATGTTATCCCTTTCACCGCATCCCATGCCCCGCTCCAGTCTCCTTTTAAAACTGAAGTAAATAACTTAATGATATTAGTTATAATTCCAATCACGGATGTAATGATGCCCATAACGGCCGGGAACACCGCTTGAACAACTGACAAAATAAACTGAATCGCAGGAATTACTACGCCAGTGATAATCGTTGCTAAACCTTGAATGATTGCAACTGCTACCGGGATTGCTGCTTGGATAATTGAAACTATTACTGGGAAAACAGCTTGGACTATTTGCAAAATCAAAGGGATTATAGTCGTTGCTATAACTGATATGACTTGACCTAATAATTGAATAATAGGTACAGCAACCGCAAGTGCTGCTGATATTACCGCAGCTATTACTGGAAAGACTGCCTGAACCGCTTGTAAAATAATAGGAATAACTGAAGTAGCTATAATTGATAGGACTTCTCCAAATCCTTGTATTAACATTCCCGCAATACTAAACACTGTTTGAATCACTTGTAGAATAATAGGAAATGCAGTTTGAAAAGCTTGCGCAAATATAGGTAGAACAGTAGTCGCGAATTCCGAAAACATTTGAGATAAAAATTGGATTCCCTCACTAATAAACGGCATAATTTCGATAGTCGTATCAGCAAACATGCGAATAAGTTCAGTGACCATCGGCATGACTTGTTGCATCAGTTGGCCAAATTGCGTAAACATTTCCGTTGCTAACGGTACTACAGCCTGCACAATCTCACCAAAGAGACTTGCAATGGTCGATCCCAGTTCTCCAAAGGCTGCACCTAGTTCCGCAAATGCGGGCCCTAATGTGGCAAAACTTTCAGCTATAACTTGTCCTGTTTTTGCAAACTCAGGAGCTAGTGGAGCAAATGCCTGTACAAGTCCTTCCGCAAGAGACTGAACAATTGGTAAAACCGCGGAAACTACAGAACCAAATACCGATTGTATCGATTGCCAAGCAGACATAAAGGCCGATTTCACCTGATCATTCGTGCTTACAAGTTTATAAATCGTAGCACCTAATGATGCGATAATTGCAATTACCCAACCTACAGGTCCTGAAATCCCCAAGAAAGATAAACCTAACCGAACAATTAATGGTGTTAGTGTAGCGATAATATTTCCTATTGATGAAAAGGACATTTTGATAAAGTTAATGACTGGAGAAATCGCTGCTCCTATTCCGGAAAAAGCCGAACTTAGTCCAGATATCGTCGAACCAAAAATGGAACCTAAACTCTGGCCAATCTCAGAGAATTTTGATTTTACTACCGCTACTGCTATCCCTGCCGCTGATCCAATCGCACTACTCATTGCTGCGAATTTAGCAGGTATCGCGCTAAGATAAGCCCCAAACGAATCTAGTGCCGATTTCATAGACTCAACAGCTGCGACTGTCACAGATTTTATAGATTCCCAACAGCCGTTTACAAAATTCCTAAATGACTCATTGTTTTTATACAATTGAACTAGCGCTACACCTATTAGAGTGAGAATCGCTATAACAGCACCAACAGGTCCCATTAAAAGTGCGAAGGCAGTTCTAAGAGCGGTAAATGCTCCCTGAAGTAATACCGCAGCTTTGGACGTACCACTCATCCATAGCATCAGCTTACCGAACATAATAATACCTCCGCCTATTGCATTGACTACAATCCCTGCTACTGTCGCAACAATTAAAAAAGCCGTAGTAAATGCTACTACAGAAGCGATTACAGATTGTATCGGTGCAGGTAATTTTGTAAAGGCGTTTGCAAGTTTTTCTATCACACCAGCTACTCCCATAATTGCAGGTGCTAATACATCGGTAAACGCACGTGCTGCTACGTCTAAAGAAGCCTCCATTTTCGTCATTGCTCCAGCCCAGCCCTCGAGCATAGAGTCTGCTGCTTTTTTAGAAGCACCGTCTGAATTCACTAGTGACTGTGTTAACGCATCGATTTTTTCAGGTCCTGCTGCTACAAGTGCCATCATACCTGACACAGCTTCAGTACCAAAAATGGTAGCAAGTGCTGCACCTTTTTGAGCGCTTGTCATGCCTTCCATACCATGCTTTAATTCACCGATAATTTGACCTAGTGGTTTCATATTCCCTTGCTGATCCGTAACAGATACACCTAGACGTTTCAATTCATTAGCAGCTGCCTTCGGTGGTTTTACCAATCGTAGTAAAGATGCACGTAATGCTGTACCGGCTGTTTCACCTTTGATACCAGCATTAGACATAATACCAACTGATGCCGCAAGTTCTTCCATCGAAATACCTAATTGCGCCGCTGGACCCGCCGCATATTTAAACGCATACTGCATGTCACCGACACCAGCTGCCGTAGCATTTGCCGCGGTGGCTAGTACATCAGCGACATGTGTACTTTGACTCGCTTCCATTCCAAATGAATTTAATGCAGATGTAATCGTATCAGCCACCATACCCAAGTCTTCACCTGAAGCGGCTGCCGCACTCAACACACCAGGTAATGCAGCAGTTGCTTGAGCCGAATCGAAACCTTTCGCACCCATTTCAGCAAAAGCGGCTGCTACCTGCCCTGTTGAATACACAGAATCCTTAGCCATATCAAGAATAGCAGTTTTCACTTGACCATAATCACCCGCTGTTAATACTGCAGCTTTACGTGTTTGTGATTCAAATTCACGCGAATTTTTTATCATATTACCTAAAGCAAAAGCCGACGCTGCAGCAGCAGGACCAAATGCATTCTGCATCGTTTGTCCTGTTTGCTGTACACGTCGGCCCATTTCAACGGCTTGATTTCCTACTTCTTGAAAGCGTGTCCGCCACCCGGAGTAATCAGGAGGCGGTGGCGCAGGTGGTGTCGGCGGTAATGGTGGTGGTGACGGAGGTCGAGGAGGCGGTGGCACAGGTGGTGGTTGACTAATGTGTCTAAAAAAGTCATTCCACGCTCTCGTAGCCTCACTTAAACCTCTTGTTAAATTAGAAATATCAGCAATCAACTGAGTTTCTACTTTATTTTGACTCATTCACCTCACCTACCCTTCCTCTAGTACTTGATTTTTAATTGCCTTTTCAATTTGATCAAAGAACGATTCATTTCTTTCAATCTTTTCAACTACTTCTACCCGCTCTTTTGCTCTTTCTTTTACGTTCTCTTCCATTTCTCGGATGCTTTCTGGACGTGTGTATATATCCTCCAGCGATTTGATTTTTTCACTTTGCGCGTTTCGATTAAACAAAGCTTGTATACTCGCAAGCTCATATTTATCAAGAAGTTGTTCTTTGTAACCATTCAGCATAATATGGTATTCCTTCAAGCTGATACGCCATGACTTCAGGCTATCCATATTAAAAAAGCGAAAACAATCTCCTTGCAAGTCATCAACGTTTATGCGTACAGGTTCTCGAACGACTTCTGTTGTTCCGCTGTCATCGTCGCTAAAAGCTTCTTCACTGTCTTCTGGAAGAAAAAACTATTTAACACAACTGCTTTGTTGTATTTTAAAATCTCATCAAGATCAAGCTTTTCAGCATTAAACATATTCTCAATCTCTTTCTGTACAGCTTCATAAGTGATTCCCTCATTTGTATGAATCAAGGCATAATAGACTACATCTGTGAAATTGGTAATCCCACCCTGCATAGTTTGAGAAACGAATTGCATCGGACCACCATTTTCATCTAACAACCTAAGTGCTTGTAAACAAAATTTCAATTCGTGTTCTTTCCCATTAACAATAAAACGTGTATATGATTTTTCAGCCATAATAAAATACCCCCAATTAATTTTTAAATTTAAAATAAAAAAGCCAGCCTATTTGCTCGCTATACTTACGGCGTAGCTAAATCACCTGATGGAGCACCGTCAGGTACTTTTTCTATAGTGTTCTTTGCTAACTTTCCGTTTAATTTCAATCCGATCGAATACTTTGAGTACTCTTCATTTTCATGGGACAGTTCTAAACTATTTAACATATACGTTCCAGACTTGACTTTAAATGTATTCGCAGTTGCATTACGTAAATTCACTTCATGAATCCTTACTAGTACTTTGTTGGTAATAGCCTCTTCAACATACTCAAGTCCTTCATCACCTTCAGTACAAATACCCTCGATACTTGTAGCTTGTGTTACATCCCCGTAATCCGATCCAGTTTTGTCTTTTGTTTTCAATTCAATCTCTTTTGCCTCGATAGAACGTTTCCCTGATGTTTGGTTATAAAAGCGTACAGTCTTGATTGTTTTCCCATCAACTTGTGGAATATCGATTAAATATAACGTTTCTGCACCTTTAAATTCTGGAGCATTAGGCTTTGCCATACGTATTCCTCCTTTAATTCCTAATTGTTATTGTTATAAAACTTAAGTGTTTCGCCGTAACATTGGGTATCTCACTTTGTGAAAATGGCTCGAATCCTGTTACTTTGGCATTAAAAAAACCGATTTGAACAGGATTCTTTTTGCTTGTGTCATACAAGTCAATGGATTCCTTTTCAAATCGGTGAATTATTCTATCTTGCAAATCATTTCGATCAAAAACTTTGTCGGCATACACACCAACTTGAATCAGATGATTACGTGAGAAATTATCCTTTGAATACCTGGTAAGTGTTCCCGACAAGTCCTCAATGGTAAGGAAAGGTTTTTCTTTTCCTGATACAGATACACCATCGTATACCCATGTAGTAGGCGCAAACATATCCAGCGATTTCTTTAATGAGTACATCACATCATTCAACATAATTAATGCCCCTTTGCTACACGTTGAACAGTTTTGTTTATATCGTCAACAAACGGCTTTTCACCTTCAAAAGTTGTTTTACGCATAAAACCTTTTTTCGTTTTGTGAGTAAATTCTTGTACCGCTGCGTAAATAAGAGGTGATCCATACGTTCCAATGATTTTCGCACCGATTACCATCTTCACACTTGCAGGAATACTTTCAGATAAAGGTCCCCATAATATCGGAGCACGATTAGATGCTTGATTAGCCTGTAGGCGTGTATGTTTTTGTACGGTTTGTGCAATAGGTGTTTTGTACCTTTCGGGATTTATTGCTCGTAACACATCCGCTTTCCCTTTAATAACAACTCTGATTCCCATCAAATCACCCTCTTTACAATTACCTCACGACGGTTCACACCACCAAGCCCTCGCTCATCGATAAGCTCGATAACGTAAAAAACACCTTTGCGCTCAATTTTTTCAATGTTCTCCAAGTCTGTATTAAGGGGAAATGTAACAAGCGCCTCTCCCTTATTAACATCAAGATGAGCAAACTTCGTCTTTTCGACTGAAGTGAATTTCTTCCAAACTAATTGAACAGTTTCTTTTCTGGATTCACCCCGTACATCTTCGCCAGTAATCGGATCCTTTTCAGAAACGCCCTTAATGTGTAAAATAATTGGTTCCTTACGTCCCTGCTCAATCATTTCGCGATTTTCTCGAATTTCTTGAATATCATCTTCAGTAAGCAATTGCTACACCTCCTCGCTTATTAAGTAATTCAGACGTGAAGAACATTGTGGATGCGGGCTTATTAATTGATTCATAAGACTGTCGGGGATATTTTTCGGATACTTTCCAGCTCCTAAACCATACGCATCACGCCTCGCTAACTTGTAACACATGTGCCTCGAGTGGTTTCTGTGACGGTGGCCATTATCTATAATTTGATAACCTGCTACAATCTCACTTTCCAAACCACTCTGTATAGTAGCTGCTCGGTACGTATTATTACTCTCAGAAATCGCTACTCGCTCAATCTTCCATTTCTCATTGTCGTGTACTTCTTTAATCTTTTGAGAAATCATTGTAATGCTCTCACCCTTTAATACAGCTGGACGAATCACACTACTCAACCGATCTCTCATATCTCCAGATAAATTCCATACACGATCAGACAAAATTAAGCCATCTTCCCCAGGTCTTTTTATAGCCCCTTGAATAATTTGCTTATTTACTGTTGGTATAGATTTCACGTTCAAACCTGCTTCTAATAATTTTGATGTGGTCCATTTCGATGTATTTTCAATCAATCTAAGGAATGACTGCTCTGCTTGTTTACGAAATTCGTTTTCGTATAACGTAAGGTCTCGTAATAACGCATTTAACCTACCACGTTTCACAATCCCATCCTTTTGATAGTCATTCAGCAAGTCAACTAAAAACAAACGTATTAAGATAATGGCCTTAACCGTATCAGAAACTTGTTTTTCATGCTCTTCTTTAAATTCTTCGGAAATCGTATCGAGTGCTGTATCCATCTCTTGCTGAGAATCGCTCACGTAATCATCTCCCATCTGCTCTTTTAGCAAATGTTTGGTGTGTACCTTTTCCACGTCTATATTTTCTGTACTTTTTAAGAGCATCAGCTGATAATTTTTTATAGTTTGCGAAAATCATTGATTTATCAACGGATTCCTCACCATCCGTATAAGAAAAATAACGTGCCGCATCTGCTGCAATAGATTCATAGGCAAATGAAAGTGCGAGATAAAAAACAGCATTTGCATTTATTCCTTCAGTTAACTCTGACTCAGTTTCGGCTTCGGCTAGCCAATTTCCAATGTCCTCCGGAGTTACTTTTGGAACTTTTGACAATCGACTCTCCAGCCTTTCTGACACCTTCACTTGGCGTCACCTCCGTCACTGCTAATTTGTTAAGGTGTCATGACGCCTGCAGCTTTTAACTTTGCAAGCAATGCATTAAAGTCTTTTACTATACCCGCTACGTCAACCGCTGTACTGTCCGCCTGTTTATCAACTTTTTTAGGAAGCTGGCTTGTTTTGTCTTGTAAATCTTTAATAATGGTGCCAAGTGACGTTTCTTTCGCAATCGGCATCAATTTATTTAATCGCTGCGCTTGGTTTTCAGAAATAGGCATTTATATCACTCCTTTCAAAATGAAAAAAGGTAGCATACACGCTACCTTTTACGCCATTGTTTTAGAGATATTTTCAAGAACAGCGATAGACTCTTTAGCGTTTTTGATTTCAAATCCAAATTCCCCACGGATGACACGGGAGAAGTAGTCAGCACCATTAGGTGTAGCATCTTGATCATAAATCGGAGTTAAATAGCGCGCCTTAACTTTTTCCGTATCAAGAAGTAATGCACGATCTTTAGGCATATTTAAATCGACTACCACACTAGAAATCGCACCGCCTGGTAAATCCGATACAAACGATAATATTTGATAACCTGCTGCAGTATCTTGGCGTGTAGTACGAATTGTATCGCCACCAAGTTTTGTGATTTGTCGCGCGATATTCGGTCCACATAAAATCGTATTTGCTGAACCGCCTCGCGTAAACACTTGCTCTACAGCATCGTTTAAAGGTTTTGCGGCGATTTCGTTTCCTTTAAAATCTTGCTTATGAGAACCTTCAATACCTGAAAATGCAAATAAACCACCTGTAGTACGCGGTTGTGTTGGAGAACCACCATTTCTACGACCGTAAATTAAAGAAGTGTTCGCTTCACGAATCATCTCTTGTAAGCGTAGGTTTACTTGGTAATCTAATTCGTTTGATACGCCATATGTGTTCACTTGTTGTTGTGTACGTGAAACAGATGCGTATCTTGAAAAGATTTGTGAGAAGTTATGTGACACTAAACGGTCATTGATCTCATTCTTACGGAAAGCATCTTCACCTTCTGGTCTCGGTCTTGCAATGACTTTTAATTCACCACCAGCTGTAATTGCCTCCGCTTTCGTACTATCGTAACCACGTTGTACAGTGATTTTATCCGCGTTTTCATCGACACTTACTACACGTAGCACTTCTAAGCCGTTTTGTACCAGAGCATTTTCAGTGAATTTACGAGCCTCACCTTTTTCTAAAACTAGGTCCGTATCCCCAACAGCTGCTGCAGATTTTACAATACCCGTATCTGAATTTAAGTAATCATTTTGCCATTCAAATTTCGTTTGTGTTAACCCATCTCCTACCCCAATTAATCCAAAAAGAACTGGTGCTTTCGTTAAAATTAAATCCACATTCGCTTGCATTTGTCTTACTTGTTGTTGAAATTCGTACGTAGTTGGTACTGGCATATTTGTAGCCCCCTCAAATTTTTTAAATTAAAAAACCGCTGACTTTTCGTCAACGATCCATTATTTCTTCGATTTTGCTTCTAGCAACTTGTTATAAATACGTGTTACTTCACCCGCATACTTTGAATCTTTTAAAGCTTTTGTTTTCGCTTCTTCTAGCTCTTTTTCTAAAGCAAGAATTTCATTAGCTCTCGGATTTGTTCCTGGATTCGCGCCACCAGCTGCATCTGCCCCCACAACTTTCTTGAACATCCAAGGTTTACTATCTTTTAACGCATTAACAGCCTCTTCAACTCCTTGATAGTTACCACTCTCATCTAACTGAATGGAAGACTTATCTAGAAGTGCAAGAACATCACCTGGATCGTTCGCATCTAAAGCACGTGCAATACTCTTAATTTCTGTATTCAGAATACGAGCATTTGCTTTTTCTTGTGCTTTTTGTGCTGCTTCGGAAGCTTCTAACACTTTTTTATCAGCTTCTTCTTTCTCCGCCTGCAAACGTTCAATTTCTGTCATTTCCTGCTTTTTACGCTCTTCTTCAGCTTTTTCGTATTCTGCTAATTTTGCTTTAACGTCATCGTAGTCACCATATTGTTCTGCTGACTTGTTACGTTCACGTTCTAAGCGTTTCTTAACAATTTCGTCTAGCTCTTCCTGCGTAAAAGTCTTTGGCGGATCATCTGTACCTCCAGGGTTTTTGTCTGGATCATCTCCAGAACCGCCACCATCAGAGAAAAATTGAAGGTCTAATCGAAGTGGGAACTTAGGTGTTTTTTGTACTTGTTCTACAAAATACTTTAATGCTGTAGCTTGTTTTGCGTATTCCATTTGCAAATCCTCCATTTTGAGCCTGTCGGCTATAATTTCCGAAAGTTTATAGCGCCATTTCGTAAGGCAAGTTTTACTTTTCGTTATACGGATCTTGAGACTGCCGTTTCAACATCCGTTCTTGCATAATCTCCATGAATTTCTGTTCCGCGTTTTCCTTACCGCTTCTAGTAATTGCACCTTTAATTGATTCGATTTCATTTGAAATTTCATCACCAAGCTGTTCAATAAGTGCTTTTTGGTCTTGCGGTAACGGTAAACCAAAAATAATCTTGCTAGCATAATAGTTATCTACTTTTGCCAACATTGCTTTATCGTATTTGAATTTCGGGTCATCCTGCCTTGCTTTCATATAACGCAAAATATACTCATTTAAGGTTTGTAGGCGTGATTGCCATATAACCCATGAGCGTTGTGTTTTTGAAATTATGTTACTGAATAAAAGCTGCACGGCCATATCATTTATACCGCCTGTATTCATATCAGCGGTATTCACCATTGGTACCTCTGCTTTTTCATGTAGGCGTTTTTGCAATCGGTCCAGATAGGCTTCGATCGTTTCCTTGAATCGAAATCCACTTTCCAGCTTTTTAGCGCTAGGCTCACCTGTATCTTCAGCGCCGTCGCCTAAATCCCATTTCGCACCCGGTGCAACTTGTAGCGGATTCTTAGGATCCTCATCTACGTTTGTCAGTAATGTAATAGCAAACATTTCAAAACGTAATGCATCCGAGTAATCAGACATTTTTTTATCAATTTCCTCAGACAGTTTTATCGTTTTTTCAAGCTCACTATAACCTATAGTACGTTTACTTAGTTTTTCAGTCGGTACAGGTACAACTGGAATAAAGTCAATTCCCATAGATGAACGTTTAACCCGTTCTTCTTGTCGCTCTAAATCACCGTTGTATACAGCTTCTTCAATTTCACATTCGTACTCACCAGTCTCTTCATGCCAAACTAAATAATACGATAACTTCCACATTTTCGTTCGTTCCTCATCAAGCCACGCAATAAAATGAACTTCTTCCAGCTGATCTATATCCCATTCGCTATACTTCGCAATAACTTCCGTCGATGGGTGCCAAATAACCTTAAATTCACCACGACGTTTATCGTAGTGAAGACGGGCATACACACCAGTTTTGGAAATAGCACGGTCTTTTGCTGCTGCCAGTAACTTCTCATGCATTCGGTTGTCGTCCCAAACCCATGTCAATAACCGCTCTTTCGCTTTTGCTCTACTATTTTCGGCTTGTTGTTCTTCACTAGGTTCATAACCTGATTGAATCATAAGCGCCGGATCATCTATCACATCAGGAGGAACTGTTACTTTCGGTTCTTTTTCAAATTGCCATGCTGCAATCATGTTTACAATTTTTTGAGGATAATCAAGTTGTATTTTCGTAGGCTCATAATCTAGATTGTCAGGCTTTTTGTAATCAGACCAAACATTTAAGTCACCGTCATACCGCTCATACAAACGAACCTCGGCCATCATTCGGGTCCACTCAGAATCACCAAGCGCGGTACGAACTGGCATTACAATTTCCACTGGATTCATAAAATTACGATCACCTTGTACTCTCATTCAAGCCCCTCCTTTCTTAATATCTTGAATTCCCTGTAGTTCCTGCTTTACGTCTTGCACGTTTATATGCAATAGAAAAAGCCATTTGAACCGCATCCGGGCCATCGTCATGTGGATGCATCGGATACATTTCAAATTGCTCCAATAAAGCACGTAAATGTTTCATAAATCGTAATTTACCGCTCTGTATGTCAGGCAATAACGATTCAATACGTAGTGCTTTTCGTGTACGCTGCTTAATTTGTTTTAAACGAGTCGATGAAGGATATCCTTTTTTCTGTAATGCTTCAGCAACCTTCTCAGCAAACCACTCCTGAGCCTGTTGTGCCTCTACTGCGATTGCTTCATACTGATATGCCAGCGTGTATTCTACAGCCTTTTCCAAAAGCGTATTTGGATGAACACGCTCCATAAAAATATCAATAACATAACAAGTACCTGTTTCCACATTTTTCGCAATTGTAACTACTACGCTGTAGTCACCTTTCTCTTTCCCCATTGCGAAATCGACTGCACCATAATGCAAAAGTTTTTTATCTTTCAAATCATTTTCAGTACAGTACATGAAATAATTAGGTTTAAATATCTGTCTTTCCTCATCGGTCGGATTGCATAAATACTCTTGGTTAAAAGCTTTTGTCCCATCATCTTCTCGAATCTCCATCAAATCGATATAAGGAAAGTGTGATGGCCATAACGTTTTTGTACCACGTAGCATTTCTTCTTTGTTCTGCTCATAAAATTCACGAGCACGATCTGCAGAGTCTGGATCATCCACCTGACGAATCTCACGCCATTCTTGCCATAAATCTTCACGCTCTGACCAGTTTAAAATTGCCGGGAATGATCTTGATACAAAATCACGACGGTTTTTAATAACATGATGCAGTAAACTGTCATAACAAACGATGGTACCCATATAAATACAAGCACCTTCTTGACGACTCAAACCTGGTAACAATTCTTCCTTGAACCAGCGTTTATTTTTCGCTATTAAATCAACTGTCGCGGTATTTTCTTTACTCTCCAAATCATCCAAAATGTAGAGCTGAACCCTTTTTGATCCGTGGCGTAATCCACGTACCTGAGTCCCAATACCTTTTGCTTCGACTTTCGTGTTTGTTAAAGTCACGAATTCTTTATCGTTATCTACTTCGTTTCGGCTTTTCTGCTCGTGAAGTAAGATACCGAAATCTTCACGTAGTTTTTCGTTGTACTTTAACTGATCACGTGCCCAAGATATAAAGTCACCGGCTACATCAGATGTTTCAGAAATTAAAACAATGTACTGCTTTAATCGATACACGACTTGATGACACAAATAACCGTTACTCAGATAAGCGGTTTTCGCGTGACCACGTCCTACACTCCAGGCTACTTTTTTCTTTTTCTCTTTACCTGTTGTGATGTCATCTAATAGACCACATAGCGTTTGGTGAAACTCCGCTGCGTCTTCCATCGTTACGCCAGCTGGGATTAAGTTATCCGGATTACCTGGGTTACCTTCTTCGGAGAAATACTCATACATGAAATACAGCATGTCATGTTCCCCGCGGTGCACCCTTTTTAACTTTTCTAGCTCATCGATGTCAGCAAGTAGTGTATCCATGTAATACTCTGTAGCCTCGCCGGTTTCGTACAACTCTTGTAATTTCTTTGCTCTTTCTGCTACAAGATTAATACGCTCCTGACGTTCTTGACGGGCTAACCATTTACCGTCTATATATGCCATGTAGCCCGTCCTCCTTTTATTCGCCTGTCAATTTTTTTAATTTCTCAAGCTGTTCTTCGATTTCCGCATTTGTACGAGTTGCGTTTCCTAGATCACCCTCGATTACTTTCTTATCAGTCAGTAAACCGAATCGCTGCATGTACAACTGCATAGCTTTTACACTTGGTTGTGGTCCTAAAATTAACTGCATTAACTTGCTGTACACCTGCTCACGCTTTTCTGCAAGGAAACTGTCAGCCACTTCGCTCTTGAATGCGATAAAGTCCTGATTCTTAGTCCGCCACTCCCAAAGTGTTGTGCGGTTTATGCCGAGTTCGTTCGCCATTTCATCTTGTGTCCTTTTTTCCTCATTGTTCGATTCCATTAACTCATTTTCTACAAGCAAATACGCCGCTTGAATTTGTTTGGCCGTAAGCTTTTGCTTTAACTCGTCCAACTTAGCCATCGTTTCGCTCCCCTTTCTTCGTGAAATAGAAAAAGGCAACCGATTTAGTATCGATTGCCTTGAAATTCGTATGTTTTGTATACCCCCCGAGTTTCAAAATTCCGGCGGAACGTTACGAGCACCTGCCGACGCTCATGCAGATTTGACCTCCCCCGGGGGGATTGCATATTTTCTCGAACAAAAAGAAAAAGCCGAAATTATTTTTCCGACTCTTTTTTCTTTTTTGCTCGTATTAATGTACTTTTACTTATTCCTGTCATTCCTTCGACTTGCGTATATGAATGCTTATTTAATAAGCCTAATGCATGTTCAATTTGCTTCTTGCTATATTTATTTGGTCTACCTTCTCTAAAGTCTGCACGTTGTTTAGCAATAGCTTTACCTTCTTGTGTTCGTTCAACAATCATGTCACGTTCAAACTCAGCGAACGCACTCATGACATTGAATACTAAACGTCCTGTCGGTGTATCCTCTATCAGCCCCATGTTTAGCACGTGAACCTTTACACCTTTTTCAAATAGTTCTCGTACAGTATGTATTGCATCGACAGTTGAACGAGCAAAGCGATCCAGCTTAGTAACTACCAACGTATCACCTGACTCCAGCTTCGAAAGTAATTCCTTAAACTTAGGCCGATCAGCTTTTGTTCCCGTAAACTTCTCTGAATAAATTGTATCGCAACTTTCCTTCTCCAGCGTTTGAATCTGTGCTTCTAAGTCTTGATGAATTGTACTTACCCTTGCGTATCCGTATTTCATTCATCCCAGCTCCCCTTAGGTGCTAACTAATGAGTTTAAGTTATGACACCGTTTGATACCTTGATACTATCATACTGGCAAAAAGTTGTCAAAACCTTTAAGTTATGACACCGATATGAATGATTATGACCCCCTGAGTTTCAAAGCCCCTTCTCCCTCAGCGAGCTCGGCTGATAAAAACACCTATCGGTTTCACCTTTCGTGTTGCCGATAGTTTAGTAACCACTACAGTAGTCACCTTGGTTTCTACTTACTATATACGCCACAGTCAGTCCAATCCAACAGGCATAAAAATAGCCATGATACCCTAATAACGGGCCTCATGGCTATGCGTATTATTTAATGTTGGAGTAGGACACAACTTCACCATCCTAACATAAATTGTACCTACTATGACCCCACCTTGTCAAGCCTCGTACAAATTTTCTATTAAACTTCTTATACCGGCCATATCACCGTTAATACTCATGTGCAATAAGTCTACGGCTTGTCTACAGCGTGAGTAATATAATTTTGCGGTGATATTCATAGTCCGTAATGTGTTCTTTCTAGGAATCTTGTACACATACCGAGCAAGCACTATATATTTCATGTTCTTCGGTAATTGTTTAATTGCTTGATCCAGCACAATCTTATTCAGCCGTCCATCGCTTTTCCCGTCCTGTGCACCAGGTCCCGTAAAGCTAGGCGGGGCATCAGGGAAACGATCACCTACAGCCAGTGATTCATAGTTCTCCAGCCATAGTTGTATTGTCTTCTTTGAAACATAGCCCTCAATTCTGGTCATCTCCGAACCTCCTGACTCAGAAAATCAAACCCCTAAAACAAACACCTTAAACCATTAATAGTATTACATACTATATAACTATTAATAAATAATACTATATATATAATTATTAGTTTTATATTTATATTATATATATAAGGTATATTTTTTTAAGGGGGGGTTCTTTTTTATTTTCTTTTTCTTTTTTTAAGTACTGTAGTGTATTAGACCCCCTCCTAAAAACTTTTCTTTTATATATTTTTATTTTCGTGTAATCAGCTGTGAATCTCCGAATCTCGAAACACGTGCCACACAGCTGTAGTCTCATAACCACGTAACACCGACTTTCCAGCTAGGAGAAACTGTTCTTCTGTCACTTTTGTAATCAATCCTTCTCCAGCGTACACATTACCTTGCTCTGTCTCGATATTCACGTCACGTAACTGGTTCGTGGCCACAAATTCACTTACCGCGTAATCCACAACATGGAGACTCCAGGTGAGCTTACCCGTAACAACTCCTTCTTGTACCGTCACATATCCATCGTAAAACGGAACGTCTACACCATCGATTTGCAAGTTACGAATTTCTTCAGACGTCATGTTCTTCCCTCGCTTTCCATGCCGCTTCTTCTATTTGCTTGATTCGTTTTTTAAATCGGTTCCTCGCAAAAGCGATTGGAAAAGGACCTACACCTTTACAGCTAAGTGACGGTGAGAGCCGAATACCGAACCGGTGTAACATGTACTTCATTCGTGCACCATACCCCTTGCTGCCACACGTTCTACGAATTTCAGTTGTTGTTCAATATATGGATCATCTTCTTTCCCACCACTGACAATCCAATCCTTATAACTCACGTGCGTTCCTCCTTCATTACATTTATAAGAACGTATATTCCCTAAAAACAGTACTTACATAGTTACCATCTGCTATAATTATCAATGTCGCATTAAAATCTAAATTCAAATGGAGGATGAAAAAATGACTCTAATTGCCGGTATCGTATTACCTAAGGGAATACTTATAGTCAGTGATACACGCCAAAGTGATGATAAAACTGATGAAATCATTCACGACTACTCACGTAAAATTACCTTGGTAGCTCCTGACTGTATACTAGGAACTTCTGGCTCAGAAAGTTCTTTTTACACTGCAAAAATTCTACGTAACTGTTTGTACAATAGTCACGAAGCAATATCTACCAAGGATCGACGTAATCATATACTCGACTTCTACAATAGCGTGAATGACTTCAGCTCTAAAACGAATAAAATAAAAAACTATCCAGTTGGCTGTGCTATTTTAGCAGATTATGATAAAGAAAATGAGAGTTTCACATTGACTTCTGTAAAGAACTTTGTAAATCAAAATTATTCTTTAACATTTAACAAAGCTAGGGACGTTGACCTTATAGGTGCTAGCGAATCAATTCAAGATACGGCTAAAGTAAAAATACAAGCCGTATTACAATCACTAACGGAAGAACAGTTAAGCCACCCAAACGCGTATAGAGATATAGCAGAAAAATGTCAAACTATTTTCCAGCAAGCCGCTAAGGAATACGTAGGAATTAGCGATAAACTTTATGTCTTTTATTTAACTACTTTACATAATAAGCCTGCCAGTGATTGCTTCTTACTGGAAGAAGATGGGACGTTACACGATGTTGACAGACAGCAAGATGGGGAGATTATAAGCTACACGAAATAATAGCCTATTTTAACCCCTTCTTCGCTAAAAACTGTCTTGCGTTATCCGTAAGCCGATAATAGTAAACGTGCTTATCATCTTTCGTGACTTGCTCCAGTAGTCCTAACTGAGAGAGTTGTCCCAGCCACGTATCGAACTGCGTAGCTGGGATTTCTCCTCCTACCTGGTGCATCGCTCGTAGGATCGCTTCCGAACCTTTCACTCAATACCTCGTGACTTTACAATTTCTAGCGCTTGTTGTTCAGTAAAACCTTCTGAAACAAGTGCATCGAAACGTGCTTTATATACTTTAGACATTTCACGCTGCATACGCATTTGCATCGGTAATGCCTTTACAAAGTTGTCCAAAATCATTTCCAGCTCGATATTTGTATATTGCTTATTCGGTTCGCTCATTTTATTGCCCCTTCAAATGTGATTCGATTTCCGCTAAAACTTGATCAATCCCCTCAGGACTAAGTACGAGTTTCCCACCCGCTAGTTCAATATTTTGGTCAGAAACTTCGCCTGTAATTTGGCAAGAGTTATTAGGATTATACTTTTGTAGAATAATAGATTCACCATCTACGAAAATCTCCATCGGATCCTTTACCTGGATACCTAATGTACGGCGTAATTCCATTGGAACCACAATACGTCCTAATGGATCAATGTTACGAATAATGCCTGTTGATTTCATTTCTTTTCATCCCCTTTATTGTTTTTTAACGAAAACCGCCTCTAAATGACCATAAAAACATAAATCCCACAAATACTAAAAATAGAACAACTACGCTTACTGGTAAGGCTAATACGACTAATAACCAAATTGGAATTGTAAAATTAATATGCATTAAAACACCCCTAATCTTTATTAATGAGAATGACCGCCGGACCCTCAACCGTAATACCAGCTACTTCAATCTTTTCATGAGGACTTACTTCTACTGACGTAACACCTGCACGTGTTTCCAGCTCTTCACTTAAGTTTTTTGTAGGTATATTCTTCATCTTTACTCACCATCCAGAATCACACTGTATTCGTCATTAGCTACGTAAAAATTACCGAATCTATCACGTTCAGGAAGCCCTTTTTTCGTCGCTGATACAATCTTTAGTTTCGCGTTACATTTATGGCATTTCGTGAATTTATTCCCCTCATATTCGTATTGATTCCCACGGTTTCCGCACATGCAGCACTCGTAACGTGTACGATATCTCGGTGTACCTTCATCATCATACTTAATACCTGTTTTCCAATGAATAGGATTCGCTTCTTCTGCTTTTGTAATCTTCACTACGTCTCCTATAGGAAACGAACTACGGTTTTCGTCAATGATTGGAAGCTTACGTGTTTGGCCAACATCTACAGTTTTATGAATCTCTGCTTGTGCCATCGCTGCTCCTAATGCGGAAACATCCACTTCTGGAGGGTGTTGGTTAATAGCTTCTACAAGCTCCGCTGCTGTATTGATACAGGATAGTTCATCTGTTTCTTTTGTTAATATTAGAGCGACAGGCTTCACATCAGAGTCATGAAATTCTATATTTGTTTTCAGTACTGGCTTAATCTCGATCGATTCCCTAACACCTACAAAGCTGGTGACACCACCACGAATATTGTTTTTGATAAAGTCATAGAAGACTGTAGTTAATGCATTTACGTTTGCCTCTTTATTTAAACGGTCGAATCCGTACTCGTATAGCATCGCGTGAATCGATTCATGAAGTACGTTTTTCATTTTCCCTTCGTGCTTTGATACGTTGTCTGAAATTTTGATTTGTTGTTCGTGATACGTTACTTCAGCAATTCGCACTTCACCGTTTTCTCTTTCTTCAATCCAACCTTTTACTACTTCCACATCGTACGGAACGCCACCAATCATTACTTGTTTAGGTATAGTCATATAACTTTGTCCCCCTTTAATTTGGTAAATCCTCAATTAAGATAGTATCAATTCATTTCCCTTCAATTTCGACAAATAGATTATATTTTTGGTATTATGTGTTAGAAGGAGTGTGTTTAAATTATGGAATTTCAAGAGTACCTAAAGATGTTAGCGACAATCGCACCAGCTATAGCTACCTTCTTCATAGGTAGGTGGACCATCAAGAAAAATCAATTATTTGGTATACAAGACAAACGCCTATACAATGCCTATCTCCCTTTATTTAGAATCATAGAACCCCATCTATATAAGGAACTAAGTACAAGTCAAATTACAGGTTTAATTGATAAAATGCTTCCAATAATAGATGAACACTATGAACTAATTGATCCTTTTGTTGTGTATAGAATACCTAAAATAAAGAAGGAGATAGAAAACGGCCAATTTAATTACGAATCTTTTGAGACTCTTTGTATTGATATAGATTCCGAGTTCGAAAACATCAGAAAATCATTAAAGTTACCGACTCGTTCATTGCTATTCAAATTACAATGGGGCCAAGTGAAATCCTCTACGCGACAGACATCTAAAGAGTTTCTCAAAATTTTTGCCGGCGCATTATACTTAGCCTTTTTTGCCTTAATTCTCTACGTATTACAAACAGCATTATTGAAAATCGTTAGCTTATTCTCTTAAAAAACAAACTAAATTGTAGTGAAGCCCTACCTATAAAGGGCTCCTCCCCCATTCTCCACTTCATTTCTCAATTTATCTCGTAACCACTTATACTCTAAGTCTTTTTTATCAATCTTCGCCTGGATCGCATTTGCTTGTTCTCTCGTATAACATTTACGGAAACCGTTGTATAATTTCGAAATTTCTTTCTGCAGCTGTCTCATTTCACGGTTCGAATAATAACTGACAAATTCTGATTTACAGCTTGGACAGATAAAGTAATGCTTGTCCACACGGTCCGGTAATCGTGCTATGAGCATCTGGACACGAAACACGTGCTCACATGCTTCACATTTCGCTTTTACGGGTTTCATAGTATTAGATACTCCCTTCTCTTACCTAATCTCGGTACCAGTAGATATCAGACGATAATAAGTCTACTCGTAGCCCGTTTTCATAATCTGAATAGTCATCACAGTCCCAATGCGCAGGGGCTTTAAAACATGGAATGCCATCAGGTTCAATCCACAATTCATTTTCATCATTAATTCTTGTTATCTTAGCTGGTTGATTCTCATACCAGATCTTGCGACCGATTGCGTTCTCTTTCCAAGTTCTCTCCGATAACCAAAGCGGGCACTCTTCTAAAAGTTTTACTAAAAGATATTGTGCTTTCGCTAATCCGTAATCCATATATCGTGCAGGTACTTCGTAGAATTTCTTACCGTTACGTGTTATCCAACAGCTGCCATTACATTCAACTGAAGTTTCGTCCCACTTTGTTTTTATATAATTAGAGCGATCAAATACTACTCCCCATGTCGGTGCATCACCACTAAACTCGATAAGGTTTTTATAAGTTGGTTGTTCCCCATTCGGACATGCCCAGTAACAATTTTCACCCATCTTGCCACCAATCGTATGAACATAACCATCAATACGATAAACATCATACGGAACACTGTTTACTTCTAAGTCCCATCCAATAGGTTTCTTTAATATTGATAAGTCTGTAGTTTCATCGATTAATTTAATACGTGCCATTATTTAGCGCCCCTCCCCTAAATACGTTTTCCTGACTTGCTACAAAACTTTTCGCATCATCAAATAATTGATCTTTCGGAACATAGTTAAATCCGTAAATTTTAAAGAATGCGTCGTTTGACATCAGGAAAAAGCTTTTTGCTAGATCCCATTGGTTGTGACCATTATATTCACCGTATTTTTTACGCCTAAGCGATTCGTTTACAGCTACAGGAGCGCCTACCTGCGCATGAATACCGTTCATAAAACCTGTACTAATTAATTGTCCAGCTTCCGCTGTATCTTTTGGTAGTTCACTTTTAATCCCTTTCAAGCTCTCAAGGACTTGATCTAGCACATTTGTATCCCCTATAATTCCGCGATTATTTTCAATATGCCAGATGATGTTTCCAATCTTTTTCCTCATAATCATGTTTACCAACCCTTTCTACTAAACGAAATTTTTAATAAACCATATTATTCATAGCTTTAATGATTAAACTTAACACCATATTAAAGTCTTCAATGGATTCTAATTCTTTTCCGTTCAATAAAACTTTTCCATATAAATTAGTCCCCTCCAAAAGGATTATTTTATTAGTTTTTCTAACATCCCTCATTTTAAATTTTCCAGATCCAGATGAACATCTAGACTCATAGACCATATTCTAATTTAAACACTTCCTAAGAAAGCAGGTGAAAATAATGCCATCTATTGTTGGAAACATGGTTGTACAAAATAGTAATGGTTCTTTCAACTTAGGTGATTTTTATAACGTCTCTCCAAAGGAAAATACAAAAGCTTATAATGGTTCAGGAGCGTCAAATGTTGGTTTTGTTGTCAATACCTTTAGCGGTGTTAGCGCAACAAACACATTTGATGCTGATGTTGCAGATCAAAACCAAGTTGGAACAGCCTAAATTTATTCTTTTACCTCTACCGCCCTGAATAAAATTCAATATTCCGTTTATACTATAACTACATCTAGAGGCACATCCCTGATTGGAGCAGTTAGCTTTTGCTAGCCGCTCTTTTAAATTCAGCACATTTTACGTGAAAATGAATAATTTATATAGAGTATTTTTGATGCACCTTTCTTTATTGGCTCATTTGACTATTCACTCCAGGAAAGAGCACTGTTCGAAGGTGCTCTTTTTCATTGTTATACATCTTTAAATTATAAAAACAGGCTAAATTCTTGTTACCTTTTTCAGAAATCATCCATATGTTATTTCTGAAAAAGTTGCTCTGTTTTATAAAAAGGTGGTTGCGGAAACAACCGCCTTTTTATTTATGACAAAATGAAATTTTTATACTAATCTTCCTCAAGTACTGCAACCGTTAAGCAATTTCTAGCCTTCTTCCTCTTTGCTAACTTCCTCCGGTAAGCTGGAGTTGTATAATATCGAACCGTCGCAGGAAGTACACCCATATAATCAGCGCATTCCTTTGCAGTTCCAATACACACGAATGATTCACCTTTATAAACGACATACTCCTTTAAGTTCATTGTCTAACTCTCCTTTGCTACTAAAATGAAGTTTCTATAACAAACTACATAACAGCTACTTGTTTAAATTTATTACCTTCTGCTGCGGCACACATTTCGGGAAGATTTGCCCTTACCAAGTGTTCAGCAAATGGAGGTGGAACACTATTACCTACTCGTCTTATTTGATCTGACTTTGTGCCGACATTGTGAATATAGTTATTCGGAAATCCTTGTCCTGCAAATAATTCATGCGGTTGTAACATTCGAAGTCCTATATCTGAAATAGCATAACCATCAGACTTTACTGCCACTAAACCAAATCTATCTCTAGTAGTTATCGTATGCAGCGGTTCATTTAATCCTTGTCCGACACCTTGACCATAGTACTTTGTTAGAAATGCTGTAACTAGACCGAATCGATTACCGCCAGCTGTAATTGTGTGAAGTGGTGTATTTAATGATAATCCTCTTACTTCTTTATCTGACTGCTCCGTGTAATAACTAATTAAGAACGCTGCTTTATGTTCATTAGGAACCAAAAATGGTTTTTCCTCATTGATTACAAATCGTTCTAAGCCTTTCTGAATACGTTTTAGAGTGTTTGGCACTAATGGCTTTTTACGATCAAATATAGATGGACAGCCAATTGACCAGTCAATAATCTCAGAAGATGTTCTCCAAGGCTTTAACTTCCCAAGTTGAACAGCTGGACTTTGTGGATCACCATGAGTAGGTTTTGGCCAAACAATTTTTTTACTATCACATCTGGATATCATAAAGAATCGTTTACGTATAGTAGGTGCTCCATAATCACATGCTTGTAATTCTCGAAATTGGACTTCATATCCCAATGACTCTAGTGCTTTCACAAAACTACTAAATGTAGCACCTTTTAAATCTTTTCTCGGCCTCCCAGTTTCATCTAAAGGGCACCAGTCTTTAAATTCCTCTACATTCTCAAGCATTATCACTCTAGGTTTCACCGCGATAGCCCACTTTACTGCAATCCAAGCAAGCCCTCTAATTTCTTGTTTAACAGGTTTTCCACCTTTTGCTTTTGAATGATGAGTGCAATCAGGACTAAACCAGGCTAAACCGACTTTTCTACCTCTACAAGCTTTTGTAGGATCCACTTCCCAAACATTTTCACAATAATGTTCTGTATCTGGATGATTCATCTGGTGCATTGAAATAGCAGCAGGATCATGGTTGATAGCAATATCAACCGAAAGACCTGTTGCCATTTCAATTCCAGTACTCGCTCCGCCACCGCCCGCGAAGTTATCAACTACAATTTCACGAAATAAATCGAGCTGCATATCCGTTCCCCCTCTATTCAAATAGCTTTTTCATTTAGTTCTAGCCCCATATAAACCAACCTACAAATACCCCAACTAGGAAAACCCCTAATGTTCGAAAAACTAACCAAAGCAACGCTTCTAGAACTGCTTCCCCAAGTCCCAACTCTTACACCTCACTTCCTATCCAAATAGCGTTTTTATGAAAAAATACTCATTCCTTATCTATTAGTTCTTGAGCAAGTAATACAGTTGTCTTTAAAGCAACTTGCTCAAAATCTTTATCATTTAAGTAAGGCCTTACGATTTCTAAAATAGCCGTAATCCATTCAACCCGATTCATCGCCATCACCTTTCTGTCAAATAACGATTTTATTAAAATCTCCACTTGCCTCTTTTCTTTCATGACATGCTCCATAACGCCAAGTAAGGCATACAATATAAAAAATTAACTCATAAAAATCTGACTACAACTTTTTAGATTTGTATCTTATGAGACATTCTATCTTACTAAGAGTGCATATAAAAATGCGCTCTTTTTATTTGTTGTTAAATAAGAATTTTGTTTAAATTACTTCTAGATTCCACATAACCATTTTCTTTAGTGACAAGCTTCATAAAACCAAGTAAGGCATACAATATTAAGAATTTACTCATGAAACACTTTACTTACACCACTTATCATTTTAAGAACACACATATTTGTGTGTTCTATTCTTTTGTAATTAAATAACTATTTTATAAAGTTCCATTCTTTTTAACTAAGCGTTCCCTGTAATAGCCTACACGATAAAAATACATTCCTTTTCTTCCGTATAGGTCTTCACTTTCGTGAACTTCTATATCACCGTATAAATCGTGTAGCTCCTGCTGATCATTAACTACTTCCTCAATTCTCATATTCCGCTTGATTTCGAATCCGTCTGCTTCCATCTCTTTTCTATGTCCCTTGTACTCATCACGGTTCTTATAAACAAAGAATCGTTCCTCACGTTCAATTGTTTGAGAAAAATACTCTTGCATTCTCTCATTCCCCTTTTCGATTAAAATTACGCTTTTATAAAAAACTCATATATTTCCACGTTTCTAATTCACAAACCCTTAAATAATTGGTATATTTATATAAAATATTTAGGAGGTAAATTTAATGGATCCAATAGTCACAGCAGCATTAACATCATTCGCAACTACTGTTGCAACAAACAGCTCTAAAGCTCCTTTGGAGGCGCTCGATAACCTATGGTATCTAGCTCTTGGCAAATTCAATCATTTTGTCGAAAAGAAAAAAGCAGACCGCCAATACGCATTAGATGAATACAAGAAATCTATTGCTGAAAAAGTATTATTAATAGATGAAAACGATCTTCAGGAACCTCAAATGAGTATTGTGGGTCCAGCTTTAGAAGCATCCAAATATTACATAGAAGAAGAGAGTCTAAGAGAGATGTTTTCAAATATCATCTCAGCGTCAATGGATAAAAACAAAGCATCCCATGTTCACCACTGTTTTGTTGAAATAATTAAGCAATTATCCCCAGAAGATGCTCGTAACATCATGTTTTTTAAAGAAAATAAAAGCCAGGCAGTTGTTGAGTTTAGAGGCTATGTACCAAACAATGGTGGTTACGTTCTTTCAAACACAAATGTTTTTCATGGCGGTAGTTCTGACATTTTTAGTGGAAATGTCAACTCTACTTCAATTACAAACCTATCCAGATTAGGATTAATCTCCATTTCGTACGATGAAGAATTTCACAAAACGGAACGTTATGATATATATAGAAACTCTACTTATTTCCAAGCTTTACAAAGGCAATCCGATGACACTATGGAATTTAAATTAAAAGGAGGAATCGCACGCTTAACTCCATTAGGAGCAAGTTTCATCGATGTATGTTTATGATGACCTATTGGTCATCTTTTTTTATTCCCAAGATCCTGTTAACTATGAGTGTCACAATAATACTGGTTAAGACAATTAGAATAAATTCTGACAATATCTTTATCTCCTTTTCTACAAAATTCAAATTTTATTATTTATCAAAAACTTAAAATATATAAATGATACGTAAAATCTTTGTTAAGCTTACTGCCATTCGCACCTTTTACCTCAAAGTTGTTATATAGTAAAAGTGCAATTATTTCACTTTCCATACGACTTATGCTTGAGTGCTAGGAGAAATCCTAGCCTTTTTATATCTTCAGACTAAAACCTCCTTAGGTACTATTGGGACCTTCCCTTTAAACCGATACCCCATTCTTTCCATCTTCCCGCGAATACCTAATGCACTTTTCCCTAATCTCTCTGCAATGACATCTATGCTATACCCTCGATCGTATAAATCCACAATTTGTTCTACTTCTTGCTGTGTATACTTTGTATGGTTACCTATCCGTACAGGTCTAGCTTTAATTTTCAATTCCATTAATCTACGTTTCACAGAACCCTCAGTGCGTTGTAGGCGGGCTGCGATTTCCGGATAAGTATAACGGTATGCATTTACTAAGCTTTTAAGCAACAGGTCATCTTCCTCGCTCCATGGTTTTCCACGTTTCTTTTTTGCTACCAGATCCGCATTACGTTTCTCTTTCATCCAATCAGGCTCAGGACCAAAAATACCTGGTTCGATTCTAGAAAAATCCACTACATGTTTATGTGTTTTTAACCACTTCCATAAATCCCGATAGTATACGACTTTTACTTTTTGTTCCGATGAAAATAACTTAAGCTTTATAGGAAAACCGAAGCGCTTGCCCCAGCTTTTTACACAGTTATAATCAACACCTATAACCTCAGAAAGTTGCAAAATAGTAATACCTTCAAAATGTAACCGGGCATCCCCTAACCCAATACGTTGCGCTTTTAATTTAACGGCATCAACTGAACGTCCAAATTTTTTGGCCATATGCTTAATACTGTAAATCCCCCAGTATTGCTCCAAATACGCTACTTCTTCCTTCTTCCATAATGTGTACCTTCCCACCATTTCGCCTCCCTTTTAATACCCGGATGCCTGACGATCATGATTGATTTTATTTTTTTCGATATACGCGTTATAAATCTCAATAGCGGAAAAACCAAGTGCGGCGCCTAAGTACGCTAAATCATTCATCAACGTCATGTAGTGTGCTGCAGCCCACAATTTGTTTTCATATAAATCGTTAAATACATCGATAATGCAAAATGTAACGCGTCCACAAATTCCTCTAGTAACGGATTGTAGTACTCCTTGTCCTCTTCCATCATTTGTCCTTCGTTACGTACAGCTTTTGTAATCGGTTTGTTATTTTTGCTCCAGTACTTATGACCGCGCCATACATGAAGTAACTCGCTTAATTCATCACGAAATGATAATTTCTTTTCCTGAAAAAGCGGCACGTTTTGCAAACCTTGTTTTTCCACGATTTTGTTATCAAGCTCTTTTTGAAGCTGGAATAAATGAATAATGTTCATTGTTTTGCACACTCCCCTTTGTTATATAAAGATATAAAACTTCTTACCATTCTTTCTACACTGGCACCAGTTAAGGAATTAACAAAGGGTGCAGTTTCTGCGAATTTTAAAGAGTCCTTTTCTGGTATCCCTGCACACATCAATTTTTCTTTTACAGCTTCAATGATTTCTAATCTTTTTTCGTCCTTATTATTGAACTGATCCTCCACGACCTTAACTGCCTCATCCTTGTAGCAATCATGCTTTTCCATGTAGTAATACACTTCTTTCCAAAACTCATTGTCTTTCACCACAGACATCTCAATCGCTCCCTCCTTATCTAGCGATCACAAAACTAACAATGACCGCTACCACCATATAAGAAACAAATAATGAAATAGACTTTTTACGTAAACTTTTGATCTGCTTCCGTAATTCGTTATTTTCTTTTAATACACGTTTTGCATAATTGTCTTTCACTTTCACCTGAGACTTGTATAAATCCACTTCCAACTGCAAATCTCGATTTTCTTGCATTACATCCTTTAACTGTTGCTCCGAATCGTTCAAGAACACTACCGCCTTTCGTGGTTCACCTTTTGCTACTTTCCTTTTTTGCTTAACCATTTCACGCTTTAATCTTTCCATCTTCCGATCGCTTTTTCGATTTTCGTACCCCTTTCCCAGTTGTCTACTACCCACGTTTACACACCCTTTCTTGTAGTATTATTTTCTTAAATGCTCCAAAAATAGCTGATTGAAACTCTCATTTTCTAGTTCTTCCAATCGTTTCTGTACACGTTCTAAACGCACAGGCCCCAAACCCAGTACTTCTTTTACCGCTCGTAATGCTAATGTTCGGCCATCTTTATACGATAAAAGGGATACTTGCTGCACTTCACCTCTATGGAAGCTTTGACGTTCCCTTGTCTTCTTACTCTCTCGTTCGCTGGCCCGGCGTTGTTGACGATTCAAAGCGTTCATCTTCTTCCCTCCATTTTTTAAAGCAACTGTTGAATAATAATTCCGCGTATGGATCCTGCGGTATTGGATCTACTACTCCAGTCTTTTTATCTTTTCTTAATGAACTTACTACCCAAACCAAGTTGTACGGTTCTCCAACAATGCTACCTACAATTCTCGCTGGCTTTACACGTGGTAATGCCGTTGCATGACGCTTTGAAAACATGGATTTACGTGGTCCCTCTCCTCTTCCCACATGCTATTCCTCCCTTTTTTTCAGCCAGGACTCAACGCTCATTTTCTCGCCCCATCGATACCCTACGCTTCCTTCTGCTTCAATCGGAACTGGAAATCCTGGTACTGGAGGTTGCTCCATAACTTGTTTAATTTGTTTTTCTGCTGCGGCTACAATTTCCGGATTATCGTCTATTTCAAAAATGATTTCATCGTGAATTTGCGCAATCATATCGGCACTTTCATGTGCAAGTACACCTTCTTGTTTACCGATAGATTCATAAATTTCACTTTGTACTTTTTTCATAATGTCAGCTGCACTGCCTTGTACCGGTGTATTCGCTGCTTGCCTTTCAGCTGAGCCACGGTCCCTTCTATTCGCACTATTAATTCCAGGTAACATGCGAATGTATCCGTAAATTGTTTGTACATAACCTTGCTCTCGCGCTTCTAAAACGATCTTACGCTGATACTCTGGTATACGTTTGTATGCTGTTTTAACGGCATTTACGATTTGTGCACATTCGTCTAACGTTTTTCGAATCATGTATTTTGTTTTAAATGTGAACTGTAAAGCGTGCTCAGTTCCGCCATAAGAGATACCAAAGTTGCCCGCCTTTGCATCTGTACGTTCTTTCTTTATAATTTCATCCTCAGGCTTTCCGGTCATTACAGACGCGGTTCTACGGTGCATGTCCCCGCCTGTATTAAACAATTCCGTCATGACTTCATCGCTTGACTTCCATGCCATTAAGCGAAGCTCGAAACCTGAGAAGTCAATGAAGAATAATATCTTCCCTGGTCTTGCTACAAAGAAATTTCGGATTCCAAATTCATCATTATCAGTTCTAGGTACATTCTGGCCATTCGGGTTAAAACTGTTCAAACGTCCTGTTTCCGTAAATGGACTGTACCCTGCATGGATCCGTCCACTCATAAAGTTCAAGTACTTTTCTCGTCCTACAATGTGCGAAGAAAGAAGCGTCGTGTACTTTTGGATTTTCTTCAGCTGATCGATAACTTCCAGTGCTTGTTCTATATAAGGATGTGGTTCTCTTTTTGCAATACGAATTGCTCCGCGTTCTAGTTTATCTAATGTAGGATCCTTTTCCGGATCAATACTTTCCCAATTTTCAGGTAATGAAACGCTGAGGTACTTTTCCTCATCGATGTCATTCAGCTTGTTCTCGAGCATAAATGCCATATCGATAAGCGCCTCTTGGTCAAGACTCGCACCTGTTTTTCCATACTTGGCAACCGGTATTTTTAAGTAATCAAACATTAAACTTTTCACTTCATTTGTCTTACCTGATTTGCCAGTGTTTATATCAACATTGAATGTTTCTTTTGCAATTTGCTTAATACGTTCAGCAGCTTGTTCCTGCATAATTTCCGCTTCTTGTTTCTTTTGCGTTGCAAGGTTTGGGTCCCAAGTCATTCCCCAGTACTCCATAAGCCCAATAACACGTGTGAAGGGCATTTCTATCTTATGGAGCCATTCCTCATATCGCGGAATTTGAGATGCAATTTGAGACCAATATTCGTAATGCTGCAGTGCATAATCAGCATCTTCAGCTGAGTAAAGTAATCCTTCCCCCTTACTCGCATCAATCTCATCAAAGAAATCAACTTTGTATTTCTTTAAAAGTGCTGAGAAGTCGTTCATCGTTACACCAAAAATGTGTTTTGTAGCTGGTTTGAGTCCCCATCCGCTTGTAGGTTTTTTGGGGTTATTTATCTTTTGAGGTGCTGCAATTTGTAAACATCGCACCCACATAATCAATGGATCTGCTACTTTTCCTAAAATGTACTTACCGTATTTCGCTGCGTATTTTGTTTCAAAAGATAAGTTAACCGCAATCTTTAATACCTTTTCATTTTTGAATAGGTACTCATCAAGTAAATCTAGCACAAGTTTTCTAGCTTCATCTCTATCCATACTTGGTTCAAATACTTGGCCAATCTTATGTGAGATTGGAACAACTCTTGACTCGTGTGGTGCTGCTGATAAGGACACCGTACAAATTTCACCTTTCCACGGATCCAATGGAGTTTTTAGATATGCTTTTTCTAGACTCTCTCTTCTGCTTTCCGCTTCTTTTTCATCAATAACCCCTGCAGCACATGCTTCTTCTATATCTTCAAACGCCTTTTTATAATGCGCTCTAATTTCTTCACTTGCCGCAGTCTCCCAGTCGAATCCCGCTTTACCTGTTTGTATACAACGTTCTAAGTATGTCTTTAACTCTGAGACTGTAAGAATCGCTTTATAGTCTTTCACTTGCTGCGGTTCCACTTTCGGCCAAACAATATCGAATTGCCCTTGCTTCTTCTTTTTTTCCATTTCTACCGCTAACTTTGATTCTTTTACCGGTACCTGTTTTTTACTACTCGCTAATGTTTTGGGTCTTCCAAATAAACTTCCGAGTTTCATATTTTCACTTCCAGTCATATTTGTAGTGCTTGTCCATATACTATTAATAGATTCTTACAGGTAAGATACCAACCGCTACTCGCGCTCCGTAACTATGAACTAGAAAAGGACGTGTATTTGTTAACATGTCTATTTCTACCTCATCTACTCCGAGATTCTTAAATAGCTGTAGTGCTTGAATCATATACTCCGCATTGTATGCCAACTTAAAAGGTACACTGTTCGCTTGTAAACTAGTATCTATTGGCGAGCCAACAAACCAATCAAATTCTGATACCGTCGATTTACCGCTAATATTTACACTTTTTACTGATGTATTTTTAACACTCTCAATTGTTAGATAAGCAGTAGCAGCTTTCTTTGCACGACCACCATCTTGTAACGCTGTAACACTCTGAATCACTTTATGAGCTTCAATCGCCTTTTTTACATCTAACGTGACTTTATGTTCATATCCTTCGGGTATAAGTCGTGCTAGGTCTGGATAACTTCCATCAAGTATCTCGCCATCTACAGTACTTATTACTTTTTCTTCTTTGAGTGAGTGCGCTTGTTCTGCCATAATGTAGCGGTGACTATCTGTAGCTACAATTGTTCCGTCCGCTTTATGAAGCGCCCCTTTTAGTATTGGACGTGATTCCAAACGAGCAATGTTGCACATTTTCTTTGCATGCTTCATTACAATCTCATGCTTTTCTTCCACAGTTAAATCCATTCCTTTCCCTCCTAATAGTACTCATCCTGTATATGATCAAAGAGACCTTTCTTCATGCAATATGCAATGTATGCATTAAATCGTGGTGTTTTTCGGTAACCACCGCTTGTTAAAAGAATCATCCTCATTTTCGCTAGTTGATTTACAATTGCTTTTGCTTCTTCTTTATCGATGGAAAGCATAGCCTCAACATCACCAAGTCGTAAGTATTTCTGCTGAGCGAATAGTTTAATAAACTCATAAAATTTCATGTCACCTGTTAACGTATCGATTTTTTTTAGGTCTGCCGTAAACTTCTGATACCTTTCTTCTGTCATTTCTTCTTCTTTTATCGCCAAACGAGCATAGTAATTTAAGCCACAACCTGGAGCATTGTATAACGCTTTTAAATACTCCCCGATAAACTTAACGTGTCCTGGCCAAACTTGAATTCTTTCTCCTGATTCATCAACTGAATGTGTAAGAGCTGCAAGTGCAACTGCTAACCGTGCTACTTTATTCCGCTGATCTGAAGGAGAAACAAGTGGTATATCATTCGCATTTCCATATACTTTTGCAAGGTCTGTCGCAACCTCCAGCACTTTATCAATCGTACCGTCTGTAAATAACACGTCCTCTGGTTTACGTGACCAAGCGTATAAGATGTTATTTTTCAAAGTATCCTTCTGTATGATTGATGGATACGTAGCAAGTGTTTGGTTGTACAACTCAGGATCCACATCACTCGCTCTCATAAAGACTGCAAAGTCAAAACGGCGTATATCCTCGTTATTGAAAATATCTTTTAAGCTTTCAGCTCCTTGAGAGTAATCAGCAAGTCGTTTCCCTTTTGGTACGTTCCCTGACATGATGGCACGTACACGACAAGGTGTTTCAGCTGTTACAGCTCGTTTTACCTCTAGCTTTCCGTCAGAACGAGCAAGTGTCATTTCACCATAATCGTCTTTCGTAATACCTGTATCTTCATCGATCCAAATCATTTCTTTATCAGCTAATGGCCATGCACCCCAAACGATGTACCACGCACCTTGTGCACCTGACTGTTCCATCTTGTACGTTAGACCTGTACGAGACGTACTTTCCGCATTTACTCGAGTACCAAGACCTGCATATTTCATTACCTTTTCAATGAGCGCTGACTTACCTGTACCTGTATCACCAACTATTTTTAGTTCCACCCATCCGCGTAACGGATTTAAATCCCACGGTACCTTAAAGCGAAGGACACTATGAAGTGTTAGCAATACTGCAAGTAATGTCTCATCACGTTCTACAATGTGAGTTACGTTGTACGTTAAATCGTTACAAATTGCTCCTAGCTTCTGTTCAATCGATTCTGCTGTATAATCTGCCGGCTGAAACGTCGCTAAATATTCTTTTACTTGCTCATTTAACTCAAAACTTTCAACCACATCCTGAAGTGGTGCCGCGCTCTTTACAAGTAGTGTTGACTCCTGATTCTTTGGATGCGGGTATACATAACCGGTTAATTCGTAGTACTTGTTTTCACTTACGTTTAATCCATTTACGGCGTACACTTTTCGTAGTACATAATTCCCTTTATGCTGCTCTTGTTTTTCGTCATCTTCTTCAGCCATAGGGATTACAAGTAACTCTTCCACGTTCATGTTCTCTAAAATATCTGTATTGTATTTTGGACAATTTGGAATGCCTGATATTTCTCGTAGAATGCCTTTTATATTATCGTCACCTACACCTGTCATTTGAATAACTTCCCGATCACTGACGCCCAGGTCTTTGTATCCTGTATGCGTATGGATGTCATATAGTGGGCAATGTACTTTTTTACAACTTTCTCTGCCCCAGCAATGATACTCAATGTTTTTCGGAATGATATAAGGTGTATGCTTTTTACCTGCAACCATGACGCGAGTTTTTACAAGCTTTCCAGTAAGGTCCGCATTACCTGTCTCCGCTAAATGGAGTAGCTTTGCATTTTCCTCTTCTTCAGCATTTTTCTTAATGCAGTGACACATATCACCGGCACACGCTACACGTTCATATTCTTTGCTGCCTGGTTTCTTTTCGCCATGTAGTGAACGAATAAACGCACAACCAAATTTGTATGTATTATCACCGCTGTATACCGCGTCAACCACACTTCTCGTATTTGCTACACGTTGTTGCTTACCATACTCATTATCCTCAGAAGTGAACTTAAGTACCCACTCCTCTAGTTCTTTCAACGTTTCTTCTCTCGTGTAGCCAGCGTCTTTGAAGTAACATGCAAGCTGTACTGTTGCTTGGTTTCGGTCACCGTCTTTTTTCCAACCGCCATTTAAAATATCGACGACACATACCGGTGGTTTGTCTTTCTTAAATTGGAATTCTTCTTTCGTATACTTACGAGCACTTGTTGCCGCAGCTTGTTCATATTCTTCTGTCTTATTTATTAGTAAATACCCCGTACGAGGTCTGTATTTCATTGCCTTTTTACGTTCTTCTGCCGTATAAGGTAGATCGTCAGCGTGTCTTGGTGCTTTCGCTAAATCTTTAATTTCTTCTAGCGTTAATTTGTTTAGTTCATTTACACTAATTTCTGTTTTATACAGGCTTGTTTTTTGATGCATACTGTTCGGTAAACGAATCATACGCTTCTCTGTATACACCACTAAGTCTAGTGACGTGAGTCCTAGTCGATGAACTAAGTACCCAGCCATATGTTTGAAGATTTTATGAAGGTCGTTTCTCGGTTCAATACCGAGCGCATCGGAGCTTATTAAGATGTGGAATCCTTTTGATCCAGAAAAATAAATCCACATATCCGATTCACGAATGTCCATTTCTTTTGTAAAAAACGCCACCAGCTTAATTGCGTCTTTTTGGCTAACTGATGGATCTTCCGCATGGTCAAGGTCAAAATATAGGGGAGCAATAAATGCCTCCCCCTTTACTTTTGTTTCGTTCGCAAATCGTTGAACTGTAGCAAAGCAATTGAAATTGAATGCCTCTCCCATTTGGAATTGCTTCACTTCAGAAGAAGGGATTCGTTTCCACGGAATGCTTCTACCGTTCTGATTGCTGTACCATGCGTCTACATATTGATACTCACTTGTTTTATCTTTCTTTTTTGCCATTTGTAGACGCCCTCCTTAATTATTCTGAAGCTTTTTCTGCTTTTTCTGTTTCTTCTACATTAATTCCGTAGTCTTCTGGCTTAAATACACCTACAGGCTGGAAGTCAATACCGATCCATTGCTGACTCACATTTGTACGACTCTTACGTTCTGTCGTTACTAAACGCGTAACAATTTTGTTAACACCTAATTTAGATGGAACACCTAGAGCTTTATATTTCCCTGTATACACATTCATCGCAAAACGACCGAAAATAATTGTGTCTGTTGGGCTAAAGCTCATTAAGTAGATACGAGGGAAGTCGTCTGGGCTTAACGTTGATACTGGTACCACTGATGCCATATAACGAAGCTGAATATCATCTAATTCATAGCGTTCCTCAGCTTGTGGATTTTCAGCTAACCATTGATTGAATACAACTTCCGCATCTTCTTTTGTTTTTTCCGCCACGATCAATTGGCCATCTTCAGGAGAATCTTGTTTACCCCACACAGACCAACGTTGCTCGCCGTATCCGATTACTACATCAATATTGTCGCCGTACATTACATTTTCATCATCTTTTTCTACGAAATTCCCTTTCTTGTTAACTGTTAACCACTCGCCCATACGGACGAAATCCATATCAAGTCCATTATTCGCTTCAACGAACCCCTGCTTTGTTTCTTCTAAAATAGCTGTAATATAATTACTTCCAGTGTTTGTTTTCGCCACCGCGTTATTTTGTACCACTACTTCATTTTGATTTGTCTCTTGTGCCATTATTTTTTCCTCCTGCGCCCCTGTAGGCCATGTTTTTTCCACGCTTTTCGTTTTGCTTGGCTTTTCTTTTTTCGATAAGTAACTTGTCTTCTACGCTTCGCACGTTTCGTTTCAAGTCGTTGAACTTCTTCCAAAAACGGCTGCGCTTCCTTTACTGTTGCTATTAACCCCTCACCGATACCTTGAACTACAGTCTTCACAGCATTCCAAACTTTACTAAACGTACCTACAATTGCCTGAACTGCTTTCTCCGCTTGCTCTTTATCTACTGGATCCATTTACTTCACCTCTTTCGCTGAAGCAATTAGTTCTGTAATTTCATAAAGTGCACCTACATACTCGTACTTTTCCATTATTATCACCCCTTTCACCAAGGCATATCATTTAAGAAATTAGCTACTGTATCACGCTCTGTTTTCGGCTTTCTCGGCACTGTTAATCCAATTCGGCTGTATACTTTCCTACGACTATGATATTGGTCCTTAAATACTCCAACATTGTAGTCAACGTAATCAAACCAGTAAGCTTCTTTATCTGGATTGTTCCGATCAGAACGCATGATACGTCCAATTTCTTGCTCTACCGATGAACCGCTATTACTTTCCCGTGAGTCACCACGTTTCGGCATGACCATGTGGCCAACTGCTAAATGCTGCATGTCCAGTCCTTCACGCGCTAACTGAGTAGCGAATAAAATATCTACTTCTTTTCGGTCACAAGCTGCTAAAATGTCTTTACGTTGTTGCTTTGTTACTTGCCATTCACGAATTTCTTTTTCTGAATACTGAGCAACCTTTACTTGCCAACCGTACTTACCTTGTTTTTTATCTATCGCATGACCATCATCGATAAGTTGCTGTGCATGTTTTTCATTCTTCGCTTTTCTCCAGGTATAACGGCTGATTCCGCCGTGTACTACGGCTGTTCTAATGTCAATACCGAATTTCTTTTGTGCAATTTTTTTAACTAGTTCCTCGAGTACGAAACAGTAGCGAACAGATTCTGTGATAACGATGGCCGGACCTAAACTTGCAGATTCAACTATGTTGTCTGCAACTAACTTCGCTCGCTTTTTATCAGAAATAAGGTGTCGTATCAAATCTGTATAATCGAGATCTTCACCACCAGCATCTACACTATCAATCTCGTTACGATTACTTGCCGTTTCGTGATTGAATTCGGTATACACAAATTTCACTGCCGGCTTTATTAGTCTTCCAGCCTCATACATTCCGTCTCTACTAATCTCGTACACTTTTGGACCTACACCGTTGTACATGTAGATTTCCAGTCCATCTTTTCGAGAAGGTGTTGCGGTAAGTCCAATCATATTTTCAGCGGTTAACTTCCCAGCGGTTTCAATGAATTGTATCGCGGGAAAATGATGGGCTTCATCGACTACTACTGTCCCGATAAAATCATTTAGTGCGTCGATTAGGTGTGGGTTTCGTTGCAAGGTTTGTACTGTAGCAACGATTAATTTACCGTCTCCCCATTCATGTACCCCATCACCGAAAAAGCCGATACGACCGACACCAGGCATTGTATCCTTAGCTCGCTTTGCGGATTGGTACATTAAATCTTTTGTATGTGTAAGCCATAAGGCTGCTTTGCCTTTTTCGTAAATGTATCGCATGCCCATCACTGTTTTACCTGAACCGGCCGGCGCAACACCTATTCCGTTTTCTTGTATAAGTGCTTGTACCATCGGTGTTTGGTCAGATTTTAAAACAAAGTTTGTATTCCATTCTCCGAAACTAACATCCCGACCACATGAAACTTGTGACGTAATAACTTTTTCTGGTTCGTAACCTAAGCTTTTCAGCACCTCTTCCAGCTTTGACAAAAAGCCACGAGGCGTAACAATATCACCTCTGTCATATACAAACAATTCAAGTTTTTCCTGTACGCCCCAAGTCGGTCTACGCTGTTTTTTTGCCTTTGCATATGCTGGATTATCAAATGTTAGTGCCTTAGTAAACGCTGCCTTAAGAGGTGTACTGGCACCTCTTATTCGGATGTTGTGTTTTACAAAGATTTGTAGCAAGTGAGCACCCCCGATAGATCGTAAGAAGGTTCGTGGTATGTAAGTCTTGGAAGTGGTGCACAAGGAACCGTCTGATTTTGAAACTCTTCAAGTTTTATATGGTTCACATCTCGTTTTTTCATATGAATAAGCGCTGTAAGAAGTCTGAATGCATATGCTTCATCAAGTCCCTTACTATCATTTAAGAAACTGATAAACACTAAACCTAAATTTCTATCAATAATTTGGTCAAAATCTCGTAACCCAAGAATCTGGTTCGGTCTCATATAATCTAGCGAAAATCTACGACTCTCTGTACGCTTCATTTCAGCTAATATGTTTACTTCAGGTGTTAGTACAATCTCGTCACCTGGACGAGTTGCACCTGCACCATCTGCTATTCTCATACGCCATACATTTGGAACGTGTCTCCAGCTTCTTCTAATCTCAGATTGGAAATCATCCCCACGTTGCTGACGCTCACGTTGTTTATTTCTCATTGCTGTTTGTTTTGGATCCATAGCAACCTCCTACGATAAAAACTTCAGTAGATTCGCTTGTACATAGGCTTTTGCTTTCACAAGATCCGCTGATTCTTTTGCCGTTTCCCAAGCGTCTTTTGTTTGGTAAATTTTAATATCAATCGATGCTAATTCTTGTTCTACCTCTGTAAGCTGTTGACGTTCTTCTTTGCTGTAATGCAGACGATACGCATCACGTAACGTGTCATTCGTAAGAGCTACCTTTTGATCGTTCACATAAGCGAATTGGTTACGACCTTCACCTTGAATCTGCATAAATGCTTCAGCTTCTTTTAGCTCTACAGCTGTTTTAAGCTTCACTTTTTGCTTAATCAGGTCTGCTTTTTGTCCATAAGCTTCTTCGCGTGCCTTACCTTTTTCAAGAACATCCTGTACTGCAGCATCAATTTGTTGTAAAGATGCTTGTAATTCAAGTGGATCTAATACTCGAACGTAATCAGTTGGTACCTTCTTACCTAAAATTTCGGTTGCGGCTGCAAGTAACTTTTCTTTCCCATGGACTTCTTGCAAATTACGAATTTGATTATTTAATTCAGTCATTTATTGAAACCTCCTCAGGATTTGTGCAACGTATCGGTCGAACTAATTTGTCAATTGATACTTTTTCTTTTAAAACCTGGTCAATACTAATTTCCACAACCTCTATGTCTAAAGCCCACTTTGGTGTGTAACCAGCAACCTTTAACTTTAGAGGGGTAAAACCAACTACAATACCGTTCCAATTTGTTTTACAGTCTTTCTCTTTTTTACTAGAAATACATAACTGCACCGGTGTACCTTCACCTAATTCGTTTTCATCAAATTGCGGTTTAGTTACAATCATGCTCGTAATCCCTCCTTCGCCTCTGCGATTTTCGTAAGTGCTATTTCTACTACGTCTGAATTAATAGCCTCTGTTTTAGCTATACTCTCGACAATCGTATTAATATCAACCAGCACATCTTCTCCTGTTTCTGTTTGAATTAAGGAAGCAAACTCTTCCATCGCATAAGCCCGTTTCTTCTCCGCTTCAATCCGGCTACGGTCAAGGACTTCTTCACCAGGCTTTGCACTTTGAAGTGGTATACGTTCTAAATCAAAAACACCTGGAGATTTTATATCGATAAGAAGTACTTGTATCGGTCTACTAATCTCAGCTTCTGAAGCCGATAAACGTGTGATACTGCCGATATTCGCAAACACTTTTCCATCCGAACGGTTATAAATACCGAATCCTGTATGGTCATGGCCGCACAAAACCAAATCCGCCTCCGTTTTTACATCCTGTACTTTTGTGTACCGGTCAAAAGGTGGATCATGATCAAGTAGCATTCCGTGTGCTACGTGTATTTTGGTTGACTCATAATCTTCAATAACCTCTGGTGAATAACCGTACCCAGCTTTATCGATTTGATCACTGTACGGTGTAAATGTTAGCTGTACGTGATTCCCGTCTTGATGAAACATTTGAGCTTGCCCAGGATCATTAATGACTGTAAGCTGCGGAACAATTAACTCCAGTACTCTAAGGCTTGTCCGTTCATATGTTGCAAGATTGTACCCGTAAATATCGTGATTACCAGCTGTTGTATAGATTGGAACAGGACTCTCTTTCAGTATCTTCGCAAACTCCAGTAATACGCTTGTTGTAACCTCAGGTCTATCAAACGTATCTCCTGGTTGAATAATTGCTGTAACACCTTTGTATTTAGCTAGTGCGAAAATCTCACGTAACTTTGCGATTAACGCCTCTTTGTAGTTATCCTTACGGTTACGAGGGTTCGTACCTCGTATGTGCGGATCACCGAAATATAGAAACTTCATACTCTCACCTCTGCTTTTTCGTGTTCTTCGTAACGTTGTATCTAAGGTAATACCGCCATCAACAATGTGTCGCATTAGTGAAGATTGCTTGCCTCTTTTTTCTTAATAACTTGTTTCGTAATCTCTCCGGTTTCAGCGTCTAACGTTAAATCACCATCATTATTTGTACCTAATTCGGAGTGGATATCCGTCCAAACTGCTTCGTGCCATTCCTTTAATCCTTTTGTTGCATTTTCTAATTTCTTTTCGTACTTCTCTTTAATCAGTTCAATTTCAGCCTTTAATTCCTTTGCTACAGCTTCTTTAATAGCTTTTGTTTCTTTTCGAATACTACGTAATTCACGAACCTGTTCTTCAGTTGCTTTACCTACAACTTCCTCTTTCACTTCTACACCTATAGCTGCTGCAGCTATGTCTTTTAGCAAACATTTAATACACATATCCAAATCTCCCTTTCTATAAAGCAGTTACTATGCTTTTTCCTTGTTTTTGAGTCACACCAAGTGCTACGTCACCTATCTCAGCCAAGTGAGTACTGTGCGTAATTAAAATGATTTGGCGTTTAAATTTAATACTGTATTCCTTCAAGAAGTACGCTACATTTGGCGCATATTCTTGACTCACATGCTTTCCGATTTCATCTAAGAATAATGACCCTCTTACACCACTAATCTCACCTACGGCCAATCTGAGCGCTAAACTAACTACGTCCGCTACACCACCGCCGCGGTCATAATCAGGCGGCTTTAGTTGCGTTCTTACATCTTCAGACTGTAGCCAGTATTCCGCTACCGGTTGATTACCCTTTACAGCAATTTCAATTTCAAACTTATAGTCTTTATCGAATACAACTGTAAGAGCCGATGTAACAATTTCTTCTATACGACGTTTTGCTTGCTGCCTTGCATAATCACTTGTTTTTTGAAGAAGAATCTGTACTAAATCAAACTCCCCTAGTTGCTCTTCAGCTTTTGCTTTTCTTGTCTCCGCACCTTTTTGCTGCCTTACTAACAAATCGCGTTGACCAATTTTCATTTTCAACTTATCACTTGCCTGACGAATATCCGCCCTTGCTTTTAGAAGCTCATACATAAGAACAGCCTCCTTATACCTGCGGAATGAGTCGTTCTACGTGCTCCAGGTTTTCTTTCACAGATGAATCAAGCTTATTGATTTCTTCCTGGATCGTTTCAGGTGTTACCCCGTATTGCGCCATTTGTTCCGCGATTTCAGTTAATTGCTTTTCAGCTGACGACTTTTCCGCCTCTGCCTGAATTTTTGCAGTTTCAGCTTTCTTCAAATTTGCTTTCGCTATTTCAATACGTTGTTTTAATTCCATTACTCATTTCCCCCTTCAAGTTGTTTCGATAGTAAGGTCTGTAGTTCCGATTCAATGAATTGTTCTTTATCTTTTAAATAGCTAATAAGAACCTGTTTTATTTCGGTTTCGAGTTCTTTACGGTCCACAGTTTTTAAACTGTAAATATCATGCTTCGTACGACCTCGCAATATACCCATATCTATTAATGCTTTTCCTGTTTCAAGTTCGTGTAAAGCTGTACGTAATTCTTTTAGTGCTTCATTTAGTCTTCCAGCCGTAACGATACACTCACTTAATTTATCTGTATCAATCACCTCGAATCACCCCTCAATGAGAATGTTCAAAAGACATCGGCGATTCGCATAGCGGACAAACTCCACCAGCCTTGTTCCATGTCTTTTCCAATTCCTTTGTGTAATTTCCAATGTGCTTTTCATACAGATCCAATGTGCCTGTACTATGACGTACCCTTTGATTCCAGATCATATATTTTCGTAGTAGCTCTTTTAATTCAGCTAAACGAGATACGTTGTTCTCAGCTTCTGTTACCTTTAATTCTGCTTCCTCCGAAACATGTAAACAATCCAGACGACTCACATACTTCGTATATTGCGTATGCGTAATTTCATATTTTTGAAACAACATACTCATTTGATTTAGACGTGTAATACTTGTTTCATATTCTTGTAGTTGATCCGACGTAGAAGCAGGTACAGACAATCGTTCTACATCACTACTTACTTTTTCATAACGCTGCTTAACCACGCTATATTGTACAAAGAGTTTCTTTAACTCATCCGTTTTCTTTACTTCCTCTTCAATCACAGAAACGTTAATGCTATCAATTACATTTAATCTTCCTAGCTGTAATTGAACCCCATTTAATGATTGTCTATACTTTTTATAGTTTTGTGATAAGATAGAAAGCAAAGAATATCTTTCTTCAAATTTAGTAGAATCTTGTAACAAGTTACTTACTTCTACTAATCCATCAAACTGTTTTAATGTTTCAGTCAGTGTCTTCTTGGCGGTAGACACTGACTCGTATCTATTTTGTAAGTCCAGTAGTGTTTGCAGACGCTGCTGGTCTTTTTTTGTTTGTTCAAGTATTAAAATAAGGACTGGAACTTCCTGAAGTCGTTTTTCAATTTCCCAAGCCTCAAAGTACTTTTGTTTACGACTTGTGTACGTATGTGATATTTCTTTTAATACCCCTTTCTTTTTATGCAATTCCTCTACGTGTTCCATCAGGCTTTCAGCGGTTTTTAACTGCTGTACTTTATCATCCACATCCAAGTACTCGAGTAAGTTACCTGCTAATCTCTCAATTTCTTTTTCCGCTAGTAACCTCTCTTGCCTTGCTGCGTATGTATCTTTCGAAACACTTTTTACCGCGAGATCCACAGCTTCTGTTCCCGCCAACTTCCCTAGCACTTTCGCACCCGATGATGGTGTCTCACTTATTAAGAAAGGTGCTTCAAGCTGGAATGCAAAGTTTAAAGCAGTAACAAAATCCCCAAATGTTTGCTTTGTGATACCGAGTAATTGTTTTACTTCTTCCGGCACCTCTGACTTCTCAAATACACTTCCTGCATCGCCTGGATCCGTTTGGATTCTGTACGATGTTTTTCCTTTTCTACGGTGCTTTGAAATAATAATGCCGTTATCCATGTGAATCGCTACAGTAGCCTGTCCCACTGATTCGTTTACGAAAGCCTCACCTTGAGGTTCGTTAAATGCTATCCAGCGAACCGCTCGTATGATGGATGTTTTTCCACTATCAGATGGTCCAGTAATTACATTCAGCCCATTTCCTAAATTGAAATGACTATTTGTATGTGACTGGAAACCTTCTACGAAAATCTCATTAATGTTGGCCAACACGTCCACTCCTTTCTGTTATCTTTAACATGGTGTTTACTGCTTGTTCTTCTGATCCATTCTTGAAGTAATTTTTACTTTCGCAACATACAGCTTTTACGTCTTTCGCTTTTACTAATCGAGTCGCATAAGTCACGTACCGTTGCATGTGTATCACCTCCTTTCAATGATTTAACCTGCCTTCACTTTCGCTTTCTTTTTTCGTGTGACAGTTACTTTGACCCCTAAATATTTCTCGTACACTTCTTGAAACAGAACCTCTTTTTTCTCTGTTCCGTAAAACTCATTACGAATGTATAAGCCGGATTTCTTTTTCCCCAATGTTTAACACTCCTTTAGAACGAAAAACCTATTTTTTAATTTTTTCCTCGAAGTGCGGAAATTCAACTAAAAAAATATCCTTTTCAGGAAAATCTAATTGTAATGCAGCTTCTATCACTTCTTTTTCCGCGTTATGCAGATATGAAGGCATAAAAAACCACTCAAAAGGAAAGTTTAATACCATCGCAATACGCAGTGCTAAACGTGGGCTAGGTGTCCTTCTACCAGTCTCAATGTCAGCATAATGAGTTCGGCTCATGTCCGCCAACTTAGCGGCTTCTTCCTGTATTAGACCGAGATTTTCTCGAATTTGCACAAGCCAATACCTTCTCATGTTGCACCCCCACAATCTTGTAATTGATTTCAATTATATCCGCACTTCGCGGAAAAGTAAACGACTTTCTGAAAATTTTTTTATACTTTTTTTATCCGCACATTGCGTATTTACTGTAGTTAATGGTATCTTATAAGTAACACAATCAAAGAAAATATAAAAAGCTATATATTTTCTTGTTATCTTATATAAAACAAAAGTATTGAAAAATATAGAAAGAATTTGGGGGATACAAAATGGATGTTGGAGCGCGTTTAAAATTCTTACGTGACCGAAGAGGTTGGATCATAGAAGAAACTGCAGAACGACTAAACATGTCTAAGTCAGCTTACGGCGGCTACGAAACTAACTACCGTAGACCTAAATACGAAGTTCTTGTTCAGATAGCAGATCTTATGGATTCCACTACAGACTTTATTTTAGGAAGAACAGATAACCCAAATAGTATGGACTTTAATGTTACCGATTTTCTGGACAAGGGTAAGTTACATTCTAATGGTGTTGAAATTACAGAAGAGCAAGCAGAGGTTTTCAATACGTTATTTAAGCAGCTCTTACAAACAAAAAAACAGTAA